AATACCTGTTCCCACCTTGTATCTGCTTATTGCAGTTGTCACAAGTGTAAATAATACTTTTCATTTATTCACTCTCCTTCAAGAACCGCTTTGCTTTATTTATAGATTTGCTTAACATTCTTATCAGTTCTTCCTCATATAATCCTATGAGCAAAAATTCATCACTGTTGATGTCATGTAATATCCTTTTAAAGCTTTCCTGAAATCTGTCATTATTAAAATATTCCTCAAATTCTTTTGGAATATTGATAATTAATTCCATTTATTCAATCTCCTTAAATATCCGATTAAAGGACATACACCATCATGCTCCCTCATGCACTGCTCACAAGTTTTTCCACCGCACATTGACGTTATCATTTGTCCACCTCACTAAAATGTTCCTTAAAATAATCTTCCCTTTCATAAGCTTTAGTTTTAAAGTATTTATAAGCAAGTTTTATTTTTGGAAGCATATCAAGGTACTTTTCTCTTTCTCGTCTGTCATTCAGATAATACTTTAAATCTTTTTCTGTAGTCTGACTGATGTTAAAGAATTCTCTTTCATCTAACCAAATTGCAGTTCTTTTCTTCTTAATATTATCAAAATATCTTTCTTCAAAATAAAGGATTTTATAACCCCAATCTTCATCATAATCCTTTATTTCATAAACCTTACTTCTACTTGGAATTCCTACCCATCTTCTTCTCCAATCCATATGATGCTCATAAATAAAATCCGAATCATTGGTTATACCAATATAGTTGCGTTTAGAATCCCACAAATCAGTAATAATGATTCTATCTCCAACTTTAGTTTTATTTCTGTTTTCTTTAAGATAATCGTACCAACTAGGCATAGTATTATCACCAATCAAATCTTTTCTTTCTTTATCACGAACCAACACAATCTTTTCTTTATCGAATAACCCACATATAAGATTTGTCTTAAACTGACAATCTGTTCCAAGAATATTAGTTCTATCAAGAATACCTTGAATCGCTATGAGAATATATTTCCAAGGAAGAGTATTTTCTTCAAATGTTTCTCGGTCAAACTCTTCGTCATTATACCATTTCTTTCCTGCTTGAATACTTTGTTCTTCGGTAGGAAACATAGTATCATCTTTTGATTCAACATCAGAAAAGATTCTATAAAGTCTTTCACCGTTTCTTATGAGAAAATAACAGTTTGCGTTATAACCGTTACATACCATATTTTCCCATCTGTCACTATAATCTTTTCCTCGTCTTTTAATTCGCCACATCACAATTCCACGCTCTGACGGAATAAACATTTTGTAATTTTCAGTAATCCATTTATCAAACAAATCAATATTCTTATAATCGAAATCATCCATTTCTACATAAGTGGTTTCTGTAATCTTTTCGAGATTTACGATTCCATATTCTTCATCCATAAATCTAACCGCTTGATATAAATGAATAGGTTCATTACTTGTCTTTCCTTCACCTATAAGTTCAATAACTTCTTCTTTTGTACCAAGATACGTTTCGTATGCACAAATTACTCTATATTTTCCTTTAAGCCATTTTTCCATTTCAGCAACTTGTGATTTTAATTCCTGTTTCCGTTTTTCAAGTTCAAGCATTTTCTTTTCAATTTCAGTTCTACAATTATTGAAATCTTTTACCGTTTTAATTTTACCTTCTTTGAATTCTTGCGGTAGATTTTCAGCATAGACTTTAACTGTATCATCTTTCAATAATGCTATTTCTTGAGAATCCGTTTTCTGTCCTTTAGATGATAATTCTTTTTCTACATCATCAAAATTAAAGTTTTCAAGTTCTGATATTTTAATTGTTTTTACGGGTTTGGAATCTTTTTCTGTATTAACATAAATATTGATTTCGGCTTTATCATAACATCCGTCTTTGATAATATATTTATTCAAATCACAATTATATTCAGAAAGACTATAATCCGAGAGATATTTATAAATGTTATTTTCCGTATAAGCGAATTTATATATGGCAAATTCAAGAGTGTCTGCTTCAATCCGAACACCTTCAAATCTTGGATATCCGTTTGTTTCTTCTTTTCTACCGAAAAAATATGTCATACACCATCTCCTTAAAATACAAAATCTTTCATTTGTTTATCTCCTTTAAGAATTTCTCCACTTCAAAATAAGTTTCGGACACGAGTGTGATTCCGACCTCAAAGGCAAAATTCTTAAAATCGGATTTTAACCTTGACAAGAGTTCTTTTGCTTTGGTGAGTTGGTCATTATGCTCATCTATTATTTTTTGTCTTTCAATATTGTTCTTTGTAGATGTAATTAAACTTTCATCTAAGATATCACATCGTTCTTTCAGCGTACCATTTTCTTTTTCTAGTTCCTCAATATGTTTTTGGAAATCATTATACATCGCAGTATATTCAGCGTACCATTTTTCTTTTTCTATTTTATGCTGTTTTTCCAGTTCAGCATTTTCTTCTTCGAATGCTTGTATCTTAACATAATCATCATGTTCTTTTTTGTTAGCCTTTTCTAATTCTTTAATCCTCATATCTTTCAGATTGCAAAGTTCTAGGAATTGGCTTTTCATTTTGTCAGCATCATCTTTAGCCTTCTTATAGCCGAACTCTGCACCGTCTTCGAAGCCATCTTTATAGTTTTTGAACTTGCTGTAGACACCATTGCTTTCAACAATCATTTTAGTTTCTGCCTTGTCTGCTTCTTCCTTAAACATAATTTACTCCTTACGCTTCAATTTGTAGTCCGTATAAATCGGTACGCCACCCAATTCTTTCGTTATTTTCGGTAATAATTTCGCAATTTAATCCAACCTCTGTTACCTGTTTAACGTTATGGTATTCTGCTACATAGTGGTTAAAAATATCACTTTTCTTTAAATCAAAAATTTTTACATACATATCAATAAAAACTCCTACGTATAAACACATTACCTTTGGAAAAATCGGAATCAACATATATAGTCAGAATCACGTCTTTGTATTTTACGTCGCCACTTCCAAGCCTGACTTCAATACAACCGTTTGTTTTAATGATGTGATTGAATTTGATGATTCTTCTGTTATTGAAATTATGGTCTTTTGCATATTGAAGAAGCTCACCTTCCATATCCATTTTGAAAGTGATGAACCAATTCAATATGTTTGGATTCAGCTTGTTTTTCTTGCAATATTCAATACATTTGTCCAGATATTCAGAAATTGTCAAATAATTATCGTTATTTAATTGATGAATTATATCCAAGATTTTGTTCATGTTCATAGATTATTCCCCATCATTAGCCTTTACGTTCCAAATAGGTTTTATGATTTTCAAAACATCACAGGTATCACCAATGGTATCGAGAATCTGTTCCATAGGTTTATAAGCCATTGGAGATTCATCTATGGTTTCAACACAAACAGAAGTGCTGTAAACTTCTTTCATAGAATTCTTGAAATCTTCCATTTTAAGAGTTTCTTTAGCCATAGAACGAGACATTAAACGACCAGCACCATGCGGAGCAGAACAATTTCTATCTTCATTCCCTTTACCTTTTACAATCAATGAACCATCAGCCATATTCATAGGAATAATTGCAATTTCATCTTTATATGCGGAAATAGAGCCTTTACGGATAATCTTATTTTTAACATCTACATAATTATGAACAGTACAGAATTCATCAAGAATATGTTTCTTCTTAATATTCAATGCTTTACAAATTTCATCTTGTATAGCCTTACGAGACCAATAAGCAAAATTCTGTGCAATTTCCATATCGTGCAAGTATCCTTTCAAATCTTCACCTTCAAGATACGCAAGTTCATTCGGAACTTTTTCAAATTCAAGTTTATTAAGTTCAGACTGAATTTCTTTTTCACGACCTTCTCTTTTAAGTCGTTCAATGATTTCAGTTTTTTCTTTAGTGTGATTTTTATGATATTCGATTGCTTTATTCTGCCAATATTTACAAACTTCAATTCCTAAATGTCGAGAACCACTATGAATTACAAAATAATAATTTCCTTCATCATCAGCATCTAATTCTCCGAAATGATTTCCACCACCCAAACTTCCTAAAGCGAGTAATTCTTTTTCTTTATTAATCGGTGTGATTAGATTATCAAGATTTACATTTTCGCAAAACCTATGTTTTGTAGTTCTATGGGTCAGTCCCATAGGAATATTTGCTCTCCACACTTTATCTAAATTTTTTAAATCAAAATGAAAATCTTTAGATATCTTAAGAACTTGCATACCGCAACCTATATCAACACCAACTAAATTAGGAACAACTTTATCGACAATACTTTGAGTGAATCCGATTACACAACCGCTTCCCGCATGGCAATCTTCCATGATTCTGATTTTAGAATTTTCACAAAATTTTTGATTCAATAAATTTAAAATCTGCTTATAACAAGCTTCTTCTAATTTATCATAATCATCTACAAAAATTTTAGCCGTATTATATTTTCCTTTAATCTCAATCATCTTAATTTCTCCTTACATTTATATTATAGGATTATGCGAGGGAAAATTATAACTGCTTTGATTTGATTATTTTGATTATTTCTTCTCTGGTCTTGGGGTTGTCATCATAGGTCACTTTATACATATATGAGACTTGCTCCGTCCTTATCGGAACTTCATCATCTTTCTCATCGAAAAATCTTGCTACGCCATCTATTCTTACGTACAGGTTATGGAAAGGTTTTGCCATTTCTATTCTCCTTACGCATATATTATAGGATTTTAGGAATGAAAAATTTCTGTCTGTCCAGTGCCAACCGTCTTTCCGATTTGCCAATTACGAATTTTACACTTTTACACGTCACTTCATACGAAGTGTGTCCAGTATTTACAGCCCTGAACAAGCCGATATGTTCACACCATACGGTGTTACTTACTCGATTAAAAGAAGCTCTTCCGAATAAGGCAAGGATTTTGCCCAATCAACGAAAGATACTGACCATTCGATTAATTTATGGTTAGACCTTTCTCTGACCATTTTGAGAACATTCTCATAGCTCATGGTCACTGTTCTTTTTTGCAACCAAGATTCAGGCAACAATCTGATTAGTTCTTTCCAATAGCGTTTGTCTTTTGTTTCATTGTATTTCACTCTTAAAAGTTCACAAGTGTAAATAATTCTATCCCATTGTTCATTTAAGATTCCGTAACAATCATCATCTTCTTTAAATCGAACATCAACAAAATCATCCATTTCAAAACAATCTCTTGTTATTGAAGTAGATGCTAATTTGTGCATCGTGGAAGTAGAATTGGCAACCGTTCCAACTTTGTAGGTGTCAAATTCCTTCCACCAATAAAGCGGAGCAGTTATATCAACTGATACAAAAATCTGCCTCATAAATTTCCGGTGAACACTTCCGGCCCGGATTAATTTTTGAGCAAGCACCAAATCGTTTTTCCCAATAGCAAACTTTGTATAAACCTCATCTTTATTATAATCAATATGAGTTTCCCATTCACTATCAGATTTACTCCAACTTTCTTTGGGATTTCTCATTCCTCTAAGAGCGTGTTCAAATCCCCAAACTTCTGCATTCTCGAATTTCATCTTTAGTTCTCCTTATTCTTACGAGAAAGCCTTATATCGCGTCATAACGGCTGTAATAATGAAATTACATCATTTGATGTTCATGGACGCAACAGAAGCCTTTCTCATTGATTTCATGGATTTTATTTCAAGTTTGAACATATTTCATTTTACCACTTAATCTTTAAGATTCTCTATGTCCTTTTCAGACACACCCATTGATACCAGAAGAAGTACGCAGTACCCTATGATGTCGCACACGTCATTCACCCTGATTTCATCAGAGTTCTTCACCCTTCCAATCTTGTCGTCAAGACGGATTTTTATTGAATTTGTAGAATCTCCTTTATAGAAAATATTGTTCGGATTAAGGGCTGAATCACCATATTTCTCGTTCTTATAGAGAAGAAGATTTTTCATGGAATCACAGACTTGGGTAATCTTGGTCTGGGAATCTGATTCAACTATCGTCCAAATTTGACCATCTTTGCTTTCCCATTTTTTCCCATTTTTTTCACATTTAAATATACCGTTTTCACATGAAATTCTATCAACGCTTCCGTCCATTATTCCGTTAATAAGTTTCAACTGTGATTTTTTAATGGCTTCCTCACGTTTCAAAGTTTCTATACAATCCAATTCATTCATAGTATTTTCATCCATAATTTACTCCTTGTATATACATTATAAGATTCACTGTTTGAAAATTTAACAAATCTGGAATGTGATGATACATTTTATTAGACTTTTTATCACTCTTGGATTGAGGGTTACTGATTATACTCCGAACGGTAGCCCTCTTTTTTTTTCATTTGGCAGATTATAAGATACTAAAAAAGTCACTACAAAATTACTGAAAACTGCTCTATTATTTATCAGAAATTTATGAAATGTTTATTTTTGATAAACTACTATACATTTGTGAGGTTATGAAAATTTTGTATGTGGTGACAAAAAAACGATGTAATATAATATTACATATTATAAATATATAAATATATTTATAATAATAGCATTTTTGACAAAATGCTTACCTCGTCAACCTGAAAACTTACTTATGAAGAGAGAAAATGTTTATTTTTGGATAAACATTTCATAAATTTTTCTTGACAATCTTCTCATAATGGTTTAGGTTTGAATCGTACCAATAAAAGAATTGGTAAGAACCTATAATTATTCCATTGAGGGAAAGTAAAAACTAAAGCCTCCTTCTAGAAAATTCCTTTCTAAAGTTTCCTTTTGGTTGTTTTCTTTTCATTGGTACAAACTCGATGGAATAGTTATAGGTTCTTATCAAAAACGATTGAGGGAAAGGATTACGGAAAGGAATTCGATATTATTTCTAGAAGGAAAGAGAAATGTTAATAGCAGATTTCAACAAACCATTCTTCCATGAGAAGAAGTACATCAAAAGCCACCACATTCAGCTTCTTATGTACATCTACACTTGGGTTCTTTCAGGCAAAATAAAGAAAACAATCATCAAAGACCGAAAGAAATACTTCCATGTCTCTTATACCTACATCGCCTACAACCTCGGCATGAACCTTCGTTCCTTCCATAATTACATGGAAAGGCTTAAGGGCAACAATCCAGAGAACATATCCTTCATAGACACCCTCGTGGTCAGGGCTGACGGTGAGTACAACAACAGGGCTTATGTCCATATAAATTATGACGTTGCGCTAGAAGCTCTCGACAAAAAGAAAAAATTCAACAAAACTCTGATTCAGAATCTTATAATGTTTCAGAAGGAAGAGAAAATGGACGAGCTGTTTGAATTCGATGATAATGCCAAGAAAAAACCAGAGGAAAACAAAGTCTTCAAGAGGGGATTCACTCCAGAAGCGGAGAGCCTTGTGAAGAAAATATTGAAGGCACACTCTGACGTTTTCACCACAAGGATTCCCAAGGGCGACATATCCGTTTCCAAGACATACTGCAAAGCCTGTAGGCATATTCAGGATATGTGGAACGGTACTTTCGGAAGCATAAGATACAATCCTTACAACGAGAACCTTGGGAAGTCCAAGTGGTTCGACACGGAAGGTTGGAGAAAGACGCTTAGGGACGTGAGGGGTGATTACTCCAAAATCGAAGAGCTTATAGAAAGCTCCATATCAAACTATAAGCTCATGTTCGATGATGGATACGTTCCGTTCAACAAAGAAGTCCTGCCGTCAAGTTTCGAGAAATGGCTGTTAGATGATTTCAGCTTCGGGAACGAGAACCCGATAAGCTATTTCATCTGGTCTTTCAGAAAACCGAACAGGACGCAGAATCAGCTTTCGGAGATTAAGGCTGACAGGATATTCGAGCAGTTGCCGGAGAAAGCCAAGAAAGGCGGTAACAAGCTTTTTGAAATGAACGAGAAAATGCCGTCAGGCACGTTCTGGGCTAACATCAACAACATGGTCGAATGGGGCAGGACTGCTTTTGACTATGAGCCTAACATACAATACTGGATAACCTCTCCAAGTGAGATACCTGAACTTTTCGCTGAATTTTGCAAGGAAAGGGGTTTGTCCGTTTCCATTGCAACGGTGGATATTCCCAAATCCGTGGAGCATAATTCGCCTTGGACTTGGTTTGTTAAGGACGCTTCCCTTAAGCACGGTCTCAACACTCATTTGTCGGAGTGCGCTACTTCCGATGATTTCTACGACTGCTACGCAGATGGAAGCGTACCTGATATTTTTTAGGGTTGATTTATGAAAAGCGAACGCCTTAACGTCCTCAACGAGAGGGATTTGATATATCAGCTTATTGTCTCTGACAAATTCTGCCGTGAGATTGTTCCTATACTCAACCCTAAGCATTTGCAGATTGAGTATGCCAAGAGGATAGCCCTGTGGATTAAGGATTATTTCACGAAGTTCAAGAAAGCTCCCAAAAAGGACGTAATAAAGCTTTACCGTTCCCATGTCGAGGAAATAAACGATGAATCCTTGCAGGACAATATACTCTCTTTCCTTCAAAGACTGGACGAGGATTATGACGAGGTTAAGCTTGGCAATGTGGATTTCGCCATTCAGCAGGCAGTTAATTACCTTAAAATCCAGAGCATGAGGAATTTCAGCGAGGATATTGAAGCGTACCTTGATTCTGGTGACGTAGGCAAGGCAGAGAGTTTGCTCACGAAATACAGGAAGGTCGAGGTTTCCTCTGGTGATGGCGTGTCAATCCTTGACGATTTCGATACCGTTACAGAAGCTTTCACCGAGGAAACCGAGAAGCTTTTCCGTATGCAGGGCGCGTATGGTCAGCTTATGGGTGACGTACACAGGGAAGATTTCATATCGTTTCTCGCTTCAATGAAATCGGGTAAAACATTTTCTCTTATAGACGTTGGTATAGAAGCTCTTAAGAACGGTCTTAAGGTTGTTTTCTATTCCCTTGAAATGAGCAGAACCAACATGATTAAGCGTATATGGAAAGCCCTTTCTGGTCAGGTTACGGAAGACATGAAGATTGAGATTCCTTACTTTGAGAAAGACGAGGATGAGGAAAAATATTGCATAAAAAAGAAAATAGTCCAGAAACAGGCTAGTTCGGTGCTTGAAGTCCAGAAAAAACAGCAATCGCTCAAAAGGCTTTTCCGTGGTGGTTCGTTCAAGGTGTTTGCCGAGCCTGCGTATTCCCTTACGGTCGAGAAGCTAGAGGATAAGCTTGACGATTTGGCTTATGATAATTTTTATCCAGACGTGATAATTGTTGACTATGCCGACATAATGTGTCCTAGCGACAAGACCGATTACAGGAATCAGATAGACGGAATCTGGAAAAGGTTGAGGGCTTTGGCACAGAAAAGGAAGGCTGTTGTATTCACGGCAAGCCAGACCAATCGTGAAGCAATCTCCAAGGAAGTTGAAGCAGATTCTATCGCAGAGGATATAAGGAAGCTCGCCCACGTCACGTCAATGGTAGCCATATCCAAGACGAAATGGTGCAAGGAGAATTCCGTGGCTATATTAAGTCAGATGGCAGTCCGTGAGGGAAAGCCGGAGCTTCGCAAGGTCATAGCCACGCAATGCCTTGAACTCGGAAGACCGTGCCTTGAATCGCGTTGGAAAGACGAGGTTGTTATCGAGGATGAAGAGAAAGATACCAAAAGGAAGAAAAGACGGTAATATTCGTCCGTTGAATCTTATAATAATTCAGTGAGGTTGATTTATGAACATCAGCAGAAAATTGATTTTGGAGAACCTTAAGAAAGCGAAGCCGGGCATTGAGACTGGTAACGCGATTTTGCAGGGTTCTGACGCTTTCGTTTTCCATGACGGAAGGATTTACACCTACAACGATTCAATAGCCGTTTCCATTCCGTTGGAGATTGAGGGAATCGTTGACGAGGGGATAGAGGGAGCTGTCCACGCGGACGAGTTCTTCAAGATTATCTCAAAGTTCTCTTCTGACGAGCTTAATTTCGTAGCCACCAACAACGGAACTTGGATTATCAAATGTGGAAGGGCAAAAGCCGAAATGACCCTCATGGAGTTTGATTTCGGTGAACGCCTTAAGGGAATCACCCCTGATGAAAAGGGTTGGCAGAAGCTTCCAGAGGATTTCATGGAAGCATTAGGTTGTTGCAGAATGACGGCAAACAAAACGCCTATGTCTGGAATCTATTTTGGGGGAAATAAAGTTGTCTCTACGGACGGTTACAGAATCAACGTGTTCGAGGTATCATCGGATTTCCCTGCTTTCTGGGTTTCTGACCAGTCCGTGAACGAGCTTATGAAGTTCGACAACCTTGTGAGCTATCAGTTGCAGGGTAATTGGGTTCATTTCTCTACAGAGAACGGAACTGTATTCTCTGTAAAGACGCTCTCATGCGAGAAGTTCCCGAAAGCAAAGATTTTCGGGGCTATGGACGTTTCGAAGCCGAAAGAGGGCGATTTTTCTGCCACTTTCCCGAAAGGTCTCGCAGAGGTAATCGACAGGGCAGACGCTTTCGCAATGGATGTATCGAGCCATTCAGCCGTCCGTCTGGTGCTTTCCAAGAAAAACATCGAGGTTTCGGCAGAAAGAAGCTCTGGAAACTATGTGGAGAAAATCGCTTGGGATGAAGAGATAACTGACGACATAGAGCCTATCACGGTTTACGTTGACCCTGTTATGATGTCTTTCATCTTCAAGAGAAGCCTTAAGTTCTATCTTTCGCAGAATCAGGGTAAGAACGGAAAGGTCGTGCCACGTCTCATGTTCGTTACGGAGAAGAGCCGTCACCTTATGTCTACGTTCAGCGCGAAAGAGTAAGGCTGAATACAGGGTGAAACCAATCACCCTGTATTTTTTATTTAGGGTTGAATAATGAGGAGAAAATATGAAGTTTAAACTTAAGAAAGACAAGGTTTTGAAAGAAAAGTTCATTGAGGAAGCCAGACAGGAAGTGAACGTTCATACGCCTTATCATGTAGAGGGGTATGTTCAGGGGTATGTTGATTGCGCTTTGAACAGGGAAGATGTTCTTTCCAAGTGCAAGGATTTGCTCATGGAAATGTACAGCAACAGACGGATAGTTTTTGTAAAGAATCCTTATACTGACGTGGAAGAGAACTGTCAGCTTTCGGAAATGCTTAAGAACTGGTTTGTAAGGAGTGAGGAATTGCTTCTGAAAATGAATGGTAATGAAACCGGACATGATTATAAAATAACGGAGTTTGACGAAATATGAGAAAAGAGACCGTATATATTTCAGGTGCTATTTCAAAAAAATCCTCATTATTTTGATGATTTTAAGAAAGCAGAACAAACTTTGAGGAAAAATGGCTTTGAGAAGATGCTGACACCTACACTTCTTCCAGATAACCTTGAATACGAGCAGTACATGACTGTCTGTTTTGCCATGATAGATGTTTCCGATTTGGTTTATATGATTGCTGATTGGGAACAGTCTCATGGTGCTACTAGGGAATATTATTATGCCCTTTCTAAACATAAACAGTTCATATATGTATAAGTGTGTCTGGTGCGGAATGTTGTATCGTTACGTTCCGTTGAAAGGTAAGGATTGGCAAATAAGATTTACCTGTCCTAATTGCGGACGTTCGACATCGTACAAGGTGGTAAAAATATGAGTTTTTTGAATGATGAAATATCGGAGCTTAAGGGAAAAGCCAAGACAATGGAGAAGAAAGAGCCTAAAGTGGTTTTTCCAGAATCATTTCCTGCTGTTTTCAATCAGGAGAATATCGAGATAGATTATGACGATGTTATTCCAGAAGACGAAAGAATCCAGATGAACAGGGAATTTCAGCTTGACAGGGAGAAATATCAGGATTTTACCGAGGAACTTTACCCTTACAGCCTTAATTTCTATGACTTCGAGGTTTTCAGGCACGATTGGTTGGTTGTCATAATAAATCCAGTAAGAGGAACTAAGAACATAATAGCCAATGATACCCATGCTCTTAGACGGTATTACAGACGGCACAGGGATGAGATATGGGTAGGCTATAATTCCAGAAGTTACGATACTTTTATACTCAAATCCATTCTTCTCGGAATGAACCCTAAGAAAATCAATGATGATATAATCGTAAGGGGGTTGAAAGGTTGGCAGATAAGCAGGGATTTCAGGGGTATAAAGCTGTTGGATTTTGATATTTACAGCAAGAATTCCCTTAAGACTTTGGAAGGATTTATGGGAAATGACATTGAGGAAACGGAAGTTGACTTCAACATAAAGAGAAAGCTGACACCGCCTGAAATGCGAATAACCATAAAATACTGTACGCATGATGTTGAGCAGACTATTGAGATTTTCAGGCGAAACCGTTATCTCTATGAAAGTCAGATTCAGCTCATAGACACATTCGATTTATCTTTGGATAAAGTCAGTCTTACACAGGCACAGCTTACTGCGAACATTCTCGAATGTGAGAAAAAAGACGACAGGAATGATGAATTCGACCTTAAGATTGTTCCTACTTTGAGGATAAAAAAGTATAGGAAAGCCCTTGAATGGTTCGATAATCCTAACAACATGGATTATAAAAAGAGTTTCACAATGGACGTTTGCGGAGTTCCACATCAATTCGGTTGGGGCGGTCTGCACGGTTGTCCAGAAGAACCTCTTCATGCCAAGGGAAGGATTTTTCATGTCGATGTCACGTCTTATTATCCAAGCATAATGATTGTGTATAATTTCCTTACAAGAAACTGCAAGCACAAGAAAAGTTACAAGGAGATTTACGATATACGTGTCGCTCTCAAAAAGGCAGGAAAAAAGAAAGAGCAAGCTCCTTATAAAATCGTTCTTAACGGAACTTATGGAATTTGCAAGGATAAGAACAATTCTGCCTATGACCCAAGACAAGCCAACAACGTGTGTGTGAACGGTCAGCTCATGCTTCTCGATTTACTCGAACACCTTGAACCTTATATAACGCTTATCCAGTCAAATACTGATGGTCTTATCGTTCAGGTTGAGGATAACGATGAAAAGATTGAGAAATTCAAGGAAATATGCCATGAATGGGAGAACCGTACCAAAATGGGCTTGGGCTTTGATGAGATAGATGAGATATTTCAGAAAGATGTGAACAATTATTGTTTCAGGTTTACTAACGGAAAGCTTGAAAGAAAAGGTGCTTACGTAATGGAGCTTGACGATTTGAGTTATGATTTGCCTATAGTGAACAAGGCTATAGTCAAGTATCTCATGGAAGGTGTCATGCCAGAGGAAACGATTCTTAAATGCAATGACCTTAAGGAATTCCAGAAAATCGTAAAAATTTCCTCTGCATATAAATGTGGCTATCATAACGGAAAATATCTCAACGACAGGACTTTCAGGGTTTTCGCAAGCAAGGATTCCAAGGATTCTTCCCTGTTAAAATGCAAATATCCTTTGGGTACTCTCATTGACGATAGGGTTTATAAAGGCGAGAAATTTGCCAATACTCCAGAGCATTGTTTTATTTTCAATAAGGAAGTGAACGGAATAGCAGTAACCGAGAAAGTAGACAAGAAATGGTACGTCAGTTTGACAGAGAAAAGGCTTGAAGACTTCGGCATAAATCTTAATGACGACAGTTTGTTCTGAAATTATTGAAATTTTCAATAAAATAATCTTATAATAAAGTAGAGGTAGAAATATGGAGAAAACCGAACTTTACAGAAAGTATCGCCCTTCAACGTTCGATGATGTTGTCGGGAACGAAACTACCATAAAGTCATTGAGGAAAGAGCTTGAAAACGGCTCTCATGTGTTCCTTATGACCGGAGCCGCAGGGTGCGGAAAAACGACCCTCGCCAGAATCATGGCTAAAGAGGTCGGGGCAGGCGAGCTTTCAATCCATGAGATAAATTCGGCGGAGAACCGAGGAATCGATACGGCTAGGGAGATAATGGAGCAGATGAGATACCTTCCCTCTGACGGTGATTCCGTAGTCTGGATTCTTGACGAAATGCACATGATAACGAGCGCTGGGCAGAACGCCCTTTTAAAAGCTCTGGAAGACACGCCAGATTACGTGTACTTTTTCCTTTGCACGACAGACCCACAGAAGCTTATCGCCCCGTTGAAGACACGATGTTCAATCATCAACGTGTCGCCTTTGTCGGACGATGATATGCTCCTGCTTCTCAAAAGGACTGCGAGGGCAGAGAAGATTAAGATTTCTTCCGAAGTCTGCGACAGAATCATAGAGATTGCACAGGGTGGTTGCCGTAAGGCACTCAAACTTCTCGCCAAAGTGCTTTACCTTGACGATGATGAGGAACGTCTGGAAGTCCTTAAGGGGGAATCCGTGTCGGACAACGAGGATTCTAAGCAGTTGTGCCAGTTGCTTCTCAAAAAAGGAGTGAGCCTTAATACGCTGTTGCAGACCTTGAAGAAAATAGACGTTTCAGAGCCAGAGAGGTTAAGGCAGGGTGTAATGGGATACATGAACGCTGTCCTGATGAACGGCAACGTCTCTGTGGAAGCCCTGTCAGCGTTGCAGGCTTTCAGTCAAGCAGACACCTACAGGAACGGAAAATTCGCTCTCACGGTGGCACTTGCCGACACTCTTGATTTAAGAGGTTAAAACTCGTTTGTTAAATCTTATAATATATACGTAAGGAGAAAATGCCATGACCAAAGCAGAAGCCATGAAGCAGAGAAAAGAAGAAGAAACCCTTGACTTTGACAAGGACGTTTCAATCAACAAGTACCGTCTGGATGAGGAATGTCTGTCTCATTCAGGTATTTTCGCCAGATACGCAGAGTTGCAGGCAGACGCTAAGACAAGGGTGAGCAATGCCAAAGACCAGTTGGAGCTTGTGGAAGCGCAGAGGAATCTCGCAATCCGTGAGGAGCTTTCCAAGTCAGGGGCGAAAGTTACGGAAGCCATGATTAACTCGTACCTTGTTACGGACAAAGCCGTTATCGAAGCCAAAGAAGCTTTGAGAAAGGCAGAGGATGTCTACGGAAAGCTTTCCGTGGGAGTTCAGGCTTTCGAGCATCGAAAATCAGAGCTTGATAACCTCACGAAGCTTTACTGCGCAGGATATTATTCCATGCCGAGTTCAAGCTCCGAGACAAGAAAGAACATTAACGAGCAGACTTCAAACGCTGTTCGCAAGAATCTTAACAAATAAGGAGAATCAGAATGGTTCAGAAAAAGAAAAGCAATCTTTCCAGACGTTATGCCAGTTCCTATGAGAAAAGGGATGGCGCGAGCGTTTCAAAGAACGCTATTATCAATTGGAGCAAGCATGACGGTGAGGTAAAATTCTTCTCTCCAGAAGAGGGAAGAAACCGTATCAACATTATTCCGTATGTTATCAAGAGCAAGAATCACCCTCTTGTAAAAAAAGGCGAAGCGAGCGTGGGAGAGCTTGACTATTTCTTGGATTACTGGTCACACCGAGGGGTCGGACCGGCAGAGCAGTCCGTGATTTGTCTTAAGGGAACGTTCGGCAAGCCGTGCCCTATTTGTGAACAGCAGGCACTTTTAAGGAAGCAGGGTAAGGAAAAAGAAGCCAACGCCCTCAAAGCTTCGAGACGTGCGATTTTCAACGTTGAGGATTTGAAAGAGCCGGGTTCTGTGAAGGTTTTTGAGACTTCACATTTCCTTTTCGCCAAGGAGCTTATCGAAGAAGCACGTGATGATGATAACGGTGGCTTCGTTGATTTTGCTGACCCAGAAGAGGGTAAAGAAGTCAAGTTCCGTGCCGCAAAGACAAAAAAAGGCGAAATGGAGTTCATGGAATATAAATCCTTCTCATTCGAGGACAGGGATAAGCCTGTGAAGCAGAAACTTCTCGATTCTGCAATCAGCTTCGATGAGCTTCTTAAAGTTCCGACCTATGAAGAGGTCGAGAAAATCCTTTACGGTGACGATGACGATGAGGATTCCGAGGACGACTACGAAGAGGACGATAAGCCTAAGAAGTCAAAGAAATCCAGAAAGCCAGAGCCGGAAGATGAAGATAATGATGAGGATGAGGACGATGAAAAACCTTCCAAAAAGTCCAAGAAATCAGACGATGATGAAGAGGATTATGCCGACTTCGATGATTCCGATGATGAGGAAGAACCGCCGAAGAAATCAAAATCCAAGAAGCCTGCTGACGATGATGAGGATGATGAGGAAGATGAAGAGGAAAAGCCTAAAAAATCTTCCAAGAAATCCAAGAAAGCTGAACCTGATGAAGACGATGAGAGTGGTCTTGACGATTTTGACGACCTTGACGATGAGGAAGATGAAAAACCCAAGAAATCCAAGGGTGGAAAATCCGAAAGCGAGAGTAAGAAATGTCCGTTCGGTCATGTGTTCGGCAAGGACTGCGAGAACTTTGACGACTGTGACGACTGCGATTGTTGGGATAAGTGCGTGAAAGCTTCGCGCAATTAAATTATTTGCCGTTATACCCTCTGGATATTTCTTCCAGAGGGTTTTTTAGGATGAAGAAGTTATGCGTTGGAAAAAATTAATGCTTTACTGCGAGAAGAATGACATCAAGATGAGCCGTATGGGTCTTTATTCGGCAGGGCTTAAGAATAAGTTCATAGTCCTTAACGAATACGGAAAGCTTGAATTCATCAAACCGCAGTTCAAGAAATGGCTTGAAAGAAGGAACATGAAGATTCCAGAGGGTTTCATTCCGATTAAGGATTGTGCCAAAATCTTCAAGAAAAGCCTTGTGTGGACTTATCATGTCGTGAATGAGAACAAATCCAAAATCGAGACCTTAGAGGTTGGAATCAAGAGGTTGCTGTATGTCAACGAGAAACAGTTTAGAAAATATCTCCGAGAATGTTACTAAATCAGTGAAAGAGAAATCGAAAGCTTCATCAGAGCCTATACGTTTCAGGACTGGTTGTGACCTCTTGGATTTGGTTGTGGGCGGTGACAAGGGTGTTTTCGGTTTTCCTTCTGGTAAATTCATCAATATAGTTGGAGATAAATCAGCAGGAAAGACCTTTTTATCCAATGAGATAATAGCCGAAGCCCACTACCGTTACGGTGATAAGTTCCGTTGGGTATATGACGACTGTGAATCTGGTTATTCCTTCGATACGGAATCCATGTACGGTTTTGAGATTATGCCCCAGAATCCAGAAGACAGGGTTCATTCCGAGACGGTTGAGAGTGCTTTCTGCAATCTCATGGATTTTGCGAGTTCCCTTAGAAAGTCAGAGTTTGGAATTTATGTCATTGATTCCCTTGACGGTCTGACTTCCAAAGAACAGGACGAAAGGGCAGAGGAACGGATGAAGAAATTCCATGAGGGAAAGGAACTGGATAAAGGTACTTACGGAATGGGAAAGCAGAAATATCTCTCACAGGAATTCTTTCCACAGCTCTGCTCGGAGATTGAGAAAAAGAATATTCTCGTTATCATAATTTCCCAAATAAGGGAGAATGTGGATATGCTCTCTTTCGACAAGTATTCTCGTTCTGGTGGTAAGGCTATGGATTTTTATGCTTACACCGTTCTTTGGCTTGCCACTGCCAAAAAGATACTTAAGAAAGAAATGCCTATAGGTGTTGTCGTCAAGGCTAAGACCACAAAGAGCAAAACACCCAGACCTTACAGGGAATGTTTCTTCTCGTTCCTTTATGATTACGGTCTTGACGGAATCGGAAGCAATGTGGATTACCTCTATGACCTTAGAACGCCTAAAGGGGAACTTAACACCAAAGCCAAGGCACTCCAGTGGCAGGGCGAAGAGCCTACCGTGGACAACCTTCTTGAATTCTTGGATGAAGAGGATTTGAGGGATAAGTACGAGAATTCCAAGTATTATGACGGAAAGCCAGACCTTGATTCCCTGTTCGACTTTATTCAGTCCAAGAAAGATTACCGTGCTAGGTATCAGGAGAAGTTCGGTGAGACAATGACCCGTGACGAGCTTATCAAATATATCGAGGACAATGACCTTGAAAAAGAGCTTACGAAGCGTGTCATTCAGAAATGGGAAGACTTCGAGGATTCCATACGCTCCAACCGTAAGAAGAAATATTATTCCAAGCAGTTGGAGAGCGCAGAATAATGTACATAGTCTGTAAAAAAGGCAGTTTGGTTTACTTCTGGACGGGAAAGCGCATTTTCCTTCCAGAAGAAAGCTGTATCTGCGAATCGAGGAAAGCCTGCATGGAATATCTGATGAAGTGCGGACATTCGCAGGACAGGGCGATAGAGATAATCCAGTCCATGAGATTGAATCCCTCATGTTGGATAAGCGTATGAAAAGAGGATGCTATGACTTTTAAGGAATTGGTCGCTGACATAAAATACAGGAAGTCTTTAAGGCTTGTTATCGGTGATTTACGGTATATGCATGAGAGGAAAGTCTTTGAGAAAGGATTTTCTTTTTTCATGGTTTTAAAGCTTTGTCTGCTCTTGTTGAGACGTAAAATTAATATAACTGGAATAGCTTTGGAAGGTTCGGACATACGTTACAATCTGCTTGTAGAGAACACTTACGTAAGGTTTGTGAGCAAGAGACAGCGTTTCAAGTACGAGAACGGTATATGCGTGGAGCAAGCCCCAGAAATAAAGGACAACAACTTTCTCCATTTCAAGAGCGTCTTGAAGGAGCTTGATGGAAAATGAAAGGAAAGAACTTCGCAAACCGTAAGCTTGAATCGGAAAGACCTTCCAATGATTTCTACCCTACTCCATCCTGTATGGTAAAAGTATTGGTTGAAAGCGATTATTTTCCAAGGGATAAAAATATTAAAATCTTTGACCCTTGTTGTGGAAAATATGCAATTGGAAATGTTCTTAAAAGTTTTGGCTATAAAAATATTATTGAACGTGATTTGATGTATAATCAGAATTTTTTATTTGATTTTTATAAACAACAAAAGTCTTTATTTCCTAAATATAAATTTATAGACTTTAAAAAATGTAAAAATTATGAAATTGAAACTTATAATGATGATATTGATGCTATCGTTATGAATCCACCATTCAAAGAATTTAATGGGTTTGTTGAGAAAGCAAAAGATATTGTTGATATGGTTTACTGTATCGGTAAAATAAACTTTTTTGGTGCTCATGATAGGAATATAAAAGGTCTGTGGGAACATCTTGAATGGGTTCTGCCTTTTGACCGTCAGATAGCCTTTGATAAGCCTGAAATAGACGGAAAGGTAGATTGCGGTATGCTTGTCACAGGATGGTTTATCTGGAACAAGGATTACAGCGGATTTCCTAAAATCAAGGTGTTTGATATGCAGAAACACATAAGGAGTAAGAAAGATGAAAGAAATGATATTTTCAAAAGATGAATCAAAATTAATTAAAGAGTGTTTACAGTATAAAATTGAGGGTTTAAGGTGTAGTCATTTAGATACAATTAAACAACAAAAAGTGTATGAAAGACTTATCAAGAAATTTGAAAGAGCAGAGAAGAAAATAAAGGTAAGTTCTGCCAAGGGAAAAGGCAGGGCTTTGCAGTATTGGGTGTGCGAGAGGATAGCCAAGATTTTCAATGTTTCTTTTGTTCAGTCAGACGACAACTGCCTTATCCAGAGCCGCCCTATGGGGCAACATGGCACGGATGTCGTGTTACATGGTAAAATATGCAAGAGGTTTCCGTTCGACATCGAGTGCAAGAGTTGTGAGACGCTTTCCGTTCCGGAATGGGTCAGACAGGCTAGGACTAACTGCAAGGAAGGTCGTGATTGGCTTCTGGTCTTCCGTAAGCAGACGATTGGTGGAAACCCCCTTGTCATAATGGAATGGGATTGTTTCGAGAAAATCTTCAAAAACGGAATGTAAAATCTTATAATATCTGCGTGAGGTAAATATGCAATACTCTAATAAGATATTTAATTGTGATTGTGCTGATTTGATGAATAAAATGATAAATGATGATTATAGGGTGGATTTGATTCTTACTTCTCCACCCTATAATAATTCTAGGGCAAGGTGTGATGAAGAAAATGAGAACGGATTAGCTTATCATAAGAAATATGATGTTTATGATGATATGAAATCAAGTTCAGAATATATAGTCTGGATAAATGATTTATTTGTTTTGTTCGATAAAATACTGGTGAAAAATGGAGTAATTCTTTGGAACGCTTCTTATCAGGCTGAAAGTAATGAAGGTTTGTTGTGGCGTTGTCTTGCCTATGTTATTGAGCATAGTAATTTCACTATCGTTGATAAAATCGTATGGAAAAAAGTAACGCTCTGCCTATAAATCAAAGAAATAAACTTTCTAAAATTTGTGAGGATGTTTTCGTCTTTTCAAGAAAAGATGAATTTCAGACTTTCAATGCTAATAAGGAATACATTAAGACTTCTCATACTGGACAGAAATTTTATAAGCCTATAGATAATTTTATCGAAGCCAAGAATAATGATGGCAAATGCCTTTTTAACAGTGCTATATTCAGTTCAGAATTGGTTGTGAAACTTCTCAACATTTATGCGAAAAAAGGTATGACTGTTTATGACCCGTTTATGGGTTCAGGTACTACAGCTTTAGGTTGTAAGAAATTGGGATTGAATTATGTCGGTTCGGAACTGTCAGAGAATCAATGCAAATGGGCAGAAGAAAGATTGAATTTTGATTCTCCAGTACAGGAAAGTGAATCTTATCTTAAATTTTTTAATGATGCTTTATTCTGAAAATACAAAAAATGAGCCGTAAAATCTTATAATATATAAGAGGTAGGTATGATAAATTCATTGGAAATCAGGAATATACAGAGCCATGCGGATTCAAGGCTTGAATTTTCTTCTGGAATCAACGCTTTCGTAGGCACTACCAATAACGGAAAGTCTGCCATACTTAGGGCGTTGCTCTGGGCTATAACCAACAGACCCCTCGGAACGGAAATCCTTCTCTCCAATTGGGCTTATGACAAGAAAGGAAAGCAGAATGATGAGATGTCGGTTACTGTTACCAAGGGTGATTCCACGCTCGTAAGACGGAAGACCAAGGATTCCAACGAGTACGTAATTGACGGCAACGTGTTTGAAGCCCTTAAGACGGAGATTCCAGAGGAAGCGAAGCGTTTCTTCTCGTTGTCCGAGACGAACATACAGAGACAGCAGGATGCGCCTTTTCTTCTCTCCCTTAGTTCTGGAAAGGTCGCAGAATATTTCAACCGTATCGTAAGGCTTGATGTCATAGACAGGGTTCTCTCCAACGCAGAGAGTACCAGACGCAAGACCAAGAATCTTATGGAGCAGTCAGAAGCCTTGTCAAAGAAACTGGAATCGGAATCCGAAAAATATTCTTGGCTTGATGGTGTTGAAAGGCTTATTACCAAATATGAGATAATCGACAGCAGGAATCAGGACATAAAAACGGATTTGGACTATCTCACGGAACTTGTCGCTGATTACAAAGATATCAAGTCCAAGACTTATCCTGACTTGGAGAAAGAGAAGAGACTTGTGGAAGCCGTTGAGAAAGCTGACGATAAGGCTTTCGACATCTGTACGATAATGGCTACTCTGGAAACTTCCATAGACGAATACAGAAGCGTAAAGGACAAGCTTGAATCCGTTGACTTCTCCAAGGAAAGAAAGCTCATCGGTGAGATAGAGGAAATCGAGGGAAATTTAAGGGAATTTTCCTCTAACGGCAATTTGCTTAGAAAAAGCGTTGACGAATATCAAAAACTTAAGGACACGATTGCCGACAACGAGAAAAGACTGGAAGAGCTTAAGGCAGAGCTTCCAGACATCTGCCCTGTTTGTGGGGCAAGAATGAAAGACGGTGTTTGCATTAAGGAGAAATAAATAATGTTAGATAACGGTGACGATTTGTTGAGGAAAGCCCTAGAATACGTTGACGTTGAGGGGAACGAGGAAATCAGGGCAGATATGGCTAATGACGATTATCCTATGGACGTTCAGGTTCAGATAATCTTGGCGAAAGCAGTTCTTGCCCTTCGTCCAGACCTTAAGCAGAACAGGGATAAGGACGTTGTTTACATCATAAAATCTGTCATAAACGGACGTGACAGTTTTTCCGTGCCGTCCAATTCCCTTGACGACATTCTTCGTGAAAACCCACCTTATGACGACAGCGCGGTATGGACTTACAGCATTTCAAAGAGGAAGCTTCTCAAAAAGCTTTACAAGGGAACTGGTACTATATGGGAGTGCTGTAAATGAAATTCGTATGTAGTGCAGATTGGCATATAAGGAACACAAGACCACGTTGCAGGACTGACGAGGACTGGATGCTCACCCAGAAAAACGCCCTCAATCAAATCAGGCGTTATGCGAATGATAAGGAAGTTCCTGTTTTCGTGGTGGGCGACATTTTCCATACCGTAGGCGACACGTCCATGCAGTGCGTGACGCTCATTCAGAATATGGCTAGACGGCTTAGAAAAGGTCTTTATATACTTTGTGGAAATCACGACCTTCCTTTCCATAGCTCGGAGAACATAGAGCGTTCGGGCGTGGGCGTTCTCTTAAGCTCCAATAAGATAGAGAGAATAAAGGACTGGTTCATAGACAATGAGGTTGAGGATTATTCGGCAGAGGATTTCGACTGCGACACTTCGGATGCTGAAATAGTCTTCAAGCACGTTCTTTGTTTCCCCGACATGAAGTCAATGCCCCCGAACGTCAACGCTATGTGTGCCAAAGACCTTCTGGAAGAATATCCAAGCGCGAAATGGATTTTCACTGGTGACTACCACCGAAATTTCCATTATGAGAAAAAAGGCAGGCACGTTGTCAATTCAGGCTGTCTCTTGCGTCAGGCGAGCGACATGAAGGATTACCAGAGCGGTTTCTATTATGTGGACACTGACGAAAATATTGTTGAGTTTGTTCCTATAATAGATTCAGACAGTTTCATCGATGATTCCTACATCATCAAGGAAAAGGAAAAAATCGGAAGGATTGAGGAATTCGCGGACAGCGTTACCAAGGTCAAGAAGCTTTCCTTGGATTTTCTTGACAACGTTGAGAAAAGCCTTATGGGGCAGGATTTCAGCGATGATTTGAAGGACGTGGTTAAGGAGCTTTGCGGAGTATGAAAACTCTTGAAAAATACTACAGGAAAATATACAGGGAAACCGACAGGCTTATTAAGAGGATGTTCGGCTTCGGGGTACAGGACGGCTTCAAGAGACAATATGAGGTCAGAAAAGAGATTGAATCCCAGACAGGGAAGCCTATAGACGAGACGACTGTTGACGACCTTATAAAATACAAGCTTTCTGTGACTTATTGCGAGTACAGAACCTTGTCTAAGATTCTGGAAGTTCTTTCTGGAGCTTGTTTTCTAAAGACTTTTACGGCAGATGAAATAAAGGAGTATATGTGATGAAGGGAAGAGACGTAGAAGAAATCAAAAGCCTTATCAAACAAATTGAGATTGAGAACGCCAAGGCACAGGGTTTGGCAGAGGGAATCGAAGCCAAATGGCAGAGCGAGTACGGCTTCTCGACCTTGGATAAAGCCGAGAAGAAACTTGAAGAGCTTCGTGCCGATTACAACAAGACCAACGAGCGCAAGGCGAAGTTGGAGCAGGAGCTTAACGAATCACAGGATTGGGATAAGCTCGAATCCGAAATGGTGTGATTATGGGCATATCGAGAATAAAGAATCTGTACATCCAGAGCCGTGGAGAGTACAATCAGATACAGAAACAGATTAAGGAGAACGCTTCCGAGCAGGAGAAGCTTAAGAAACGTCTGGAGCTTGTGGAGAAAGCACAGGTTTTCTTGCAGGGCGTAGCCCAGAGGACACAGGAACGTCTCAAATTCCAGATTGAGGATATAGTCAACTTGGCACTTGAATCCGTGTTCCCAGACGAATATGAATTCAAGATTGTTTTCGATGTCAGCCGTGGAAAGACTGACGCGGAGCTTGTGTTCACCGACAAAAGGACTGGTAAGACCGTAGACCCTATGGAAGCTTCCGGTGGTGGGGTGGTTGACCTCACGGCTTTCGCTCTTAGGATTTCAGCCTATGCTCTGGAGAACGGAATAGACAACGTTATTATCCTTGACGAGCCTTTCAAGTTCATAAGCCGTGACTTGCAGGAGAGGGCAGGCGAGATTCTTAAGACACTCTCCAAAAAAATGGGTTTGCAAGTGCTTATGGTCACGCATATCCCAGAATTCATAGACGTGGCGGACAAGGTTTTCGAGGTCAGGAAAAACGCTGATGGTGTTTCAACCGTTTCGGAAAGAAATTAAAACTATTTTATTAAAAGCTGTTGACAGAATAAAAAACTTCTGCTATATTATGAGTATCGAGAGAGCTTAACGCGATAAAAAGAGGTTGACATTATGGCAGAAATCAAGTTCGAGAAGTATGCGAAGATGATTGAGAAGAAGAGTTGGGAAGTTCACATGAAAACAGGCGTGGACGTTGATGAGCTTAAGGCACAGTGCGCTCTTATCTACGTGAATACGCTTGACAACTATGACCCGAGCAAATCGTCTTTCAGCACGATTTTCTATCTTAGTCTGAATCAGCTTTGGGAATACGCGTATTATTTCAGAGACCGTAACAGAGACGGAAGCCTTAATCTGCGTAAAAAAGACATAGGCGTTATGATAAAAGATTACGACCCGCCCAAACTCAAAGACTTCTTGGATTACGCCAAGACGGAGCTTTCAGAGGGAGCTTACAGGATAATGGAGTTCATCGTAAGACGCTCATGGGATTTCAAATGCAGGATTAAACCTACTGTCAGCATGATAATGCGTGAATTCGGCTTGACGCGCGCTACAGCCGACACTCTCTGGAACGAGTGTTCGGATTTCTGGAACAAGGACGGTGTGGCGTTCTACGCTTAAGATGATATGGTTATATTTGATGGTGAGTATTTGATAGTCAGGATTAAGAGGGAGAGCTACAGGGAACTGCTTAAGCTCTCGGAGAAAAGCGGCCACTTCGAATATCTCCCAACCGTCAATTCCGTGGTTCTGTCGCCCACCAGAAAGATAGCGAGGGAGCTGTATGACCTCGGTTATGCGTTCGACCAGAGCGCAAGGCATTTCATAAAGGAGAGGGTTCTGGACTTCCGTTCGGTTGACGGAACAAAAGAGCTTTACCCCTTCCAGAAAGAGGGTGTAAAGCAAATGCTGTCTATGAGAACGAACGTGCTTCTCGGTGACGAGCAGGGGCTTGGAAAGACACCGCAGGGTTCTTACTATCTCAAAGCCAGTAAGAACAGCTTCCCCGCCCTAGTTATCTGCCCTGCGTCTCTCAAAGAAAACTGGAAGAAAGAAATAAAAATTTGGACGGGCAGGGATTCCTACATAATCGAGGGGAAGAAACCTAAGAAGCTCCCAGATTCGCTCCTGTCTCAATATCCTGTCATAATAATTAACTACGACATACTCGGGGAAGAGAACAAGGAAGAGAAAGCAGAGGAACTTAAAGCCAGAAAGAAAGCCAAGGAAGAGGGATATATACGGAAAAAAAGGACGCTTAAGGTCTACGGTTGGTGCGATGAATTCATAAAGCATGACTTCAAGAATATACTGTGCGATGAGTGCCAGTACATTTCAGGATTGGACACCATACGTAGCCGTGCCGTGTCGCAGATTTGCCAGTCACTTCCGAACGCGAAGAAGATAATGATTTCGGGAACTCCATACGAGACGCGCACGGTGCAGTTCTATCCGTGCCTGCATATAGTAGCCCCCACGGTGTTCAACAACGAGTACCGTTACAAGATGCGATACTGCGACCCAGTAAGGAACGCTTGGGGTTGGCAGTTCAAGGGTTTGTCCAATGCTTCCGAACTTCATTCACTCATAGCTCCGTACATGATTAGACGGTTGAAAAAGGACGTTCTGCCGGAGCTTCCAGAAAAAGTCCGTTCCGTAGTTCCCATGAAAGTCAGCCGTAAGGACAGGGAATACTACGACACGGTTGACATGGAGCTTGAGCAGGCTATACTCAATGGCGAGAGCAACGCGCTTTCCAAACTGGAGAAGCTTAAGCAGGCTTCGTTCAGGGCAAAGATTGATTCCATGATTCAATGGATTAAGGATTATCTCGAAAGCGAGGAAAAGCTTGTCGTGTTCATTTGGCACAAGGGGAGTTTCGAGATTGTCAACGAGGAATTCAGGAAGATTTCGGTGTCGATAACGGGTGATACACCGAACAAGCAGAGGGATAAGGCCGTCACCAGATTCCAGAACGATAGCAAGGTAAAGCTTTTTATCGGTCAGATTCGTTCGGCAGGAACAGGGATAACCCTCACCAAAGCTCATGCTGTCGCGTTCCTTGAATTCGGCAACACAGCCCCTAGCATGGAGCAGGCAGAGGACAGGGTACACCGTATATCACAGAAAGCAGATTCAGTGCTTGCCTATTACCTTGTCATGGAGAACAGCATTGACGAGCAGATTATGGAAGTCCTGAACCAGAGGAACAAAGACCTTAAGAAAGTCCTTAACAACACGGACGAAGACCTTTTCAGCCCCGTAATCGAGAAGAAATTCAGTCAGCTCATTCTCCAAGAGTACAAGAAACGAAAGAATCTCAAATAAAATCTTATAATATTCCGTATGAATTTCCAGAAACTTTTTGACGATTACAACGTTCCTTACTCCACGAAAATCAACCGTGGATGGGTGAATGTGGACTGCCCCTACTGCGTCTCGCAGAACCCCATGCACTTGGGGTTCAATCCTTCTGGAAATTACTGTACTTGTTGGAACTGCGGTGGACATGAGCTTAAGGCAACTCTTTCCAAGATTTTGCAGATTCCTAGGATTTCCGTTGACGGGATTCTTGACGAATACGATGATTCCGTGTCGGTAAGGCAGAGCTTGAACAAAAAGACAGCCAAGGGAAAGAACCTTAAGCTCCCCACTGACGGATTCATAAAGGCAGAGAGGAAGTACCTTAAATCAAGGGGATTCTCGCCAAGATATCTGCATGAGAAATACGGAATCGTAGGCGGTGGGATTTCTGGAAGGTGGAAGTTCCGTATAATAATCCCCATATACTATAACGGTGTCCTGATGTCATGGACTGGACGGAGCATACTAGACAAAGAGACGCTTAAGAGCTTGGAGATTCCGAGGTACAAGAACCTCTCCATTGAGGAATCCGTGGCTAACCCGAAGGAGCTTTTCTTCAACCTTGACAACTGCAAGGGCAGGAACGTGGTTCTCACGGAAGGTGCGTTCGATGTTCTAAGATTTGACGGGAACGCTATATGCTCTTTGGGAACTGAAATGACGGAGAGCCAGATTAAGCTTCTGTCCGAGAGGTTTGACAGGGTGTTCATTTTGTTCGATAATGAACCAGAAGCACAGGAAAAGGCTAGGAAATTCGGAAGACAGCTCGCTTCCGTAGGGGTGGATGTGACCGTTGTGGACGCTTATTCTGATTTCGGGAAGAACGACATGGGTGACTGCGATTCCGATGAGATAAGGCAGATTAAGGAATACCTTAATTCCCTGCTGTGATTAGAGGTTTATATGGTAACGGAAGAGCAATTTTTCACGGAGAAGATTGTAAAAACTTTGATTGAGAACCCCCACTTGCTTGGTCATTTGATGGGCAAGGACAAGCTGAATCCTTTACATTCGGTATGGATTAAATACTGTTGGGATGCCAATGAGCCTAGGGCGTTGCAGGCTTTCCGTGGCGGATTCAAATGCTTTAGTCCAGACACGGAAGTGATGATGTCTGACGGTTCTTCGAGAAGAATCAAAGACGTAAGCGTGGGTGATTACGTCATGGGTTGGGATTCCAAGCCGAGAAGAGTGTTGGAGAAACATTCGGGCAAGGATTCCATGTATCGGGTTTCGTATAAGAAAACGAAATTTCATTATGATTGCAACCCACAGCACGAGCTTGTGCTGAAGGTTTCCGATTCTCGCGTGAAAAAAAACGTAATGCGAAAGTTCGACAAGTACATAAAGGACGGTTTCTACATCATTCCTGTGTGTGATTTCGTGACTTTTCCTAAGTACATTCAGGAAGATTTCTTCGCGCATAGGCGTTCATCAGGACTGGATTTCCCGAAGAAAGAAGTCCTTATAGACCCTTATTTTCTTGGTACTTGGCTTGGAGATGGTGGTAAGAGTAATTTGTCTATTACAACACCAGATAAAGAAATAATCGATTATTGGAAAAACTATTGTTCCAAGTTTGACTTACAGCACAAAGTTTACGGAGATTATACACATCGTTTTACTTGCAAGACACAAGCTGGTGTTAAGCGAGGTTTCTCTAATAAATTATGGAGTTGTTTCACTTCTTATAACCTTAAGGATAATAAACATATTCCTGAAGATTATGTAATCAACGACAGGAAAACAAGACTACAATTGTTAGCCGGACTTTTAGATACTGACGGTTGTTGGGATGATGGTAAATTCTTTTTCACAAATGCTAACGAACAAATAATTGATTCCATACTTTTTATCGCAAAAAGTCTCGGTTTCAATGCGACAAAAACGGAATATAACGGCGGTTGCAATTACAATGGAGAATTCAAGCCGTGCAGACACTTTGTAGTTTATATCAACGGAAATGTGGAAGAGATACCCACCAGAGTTCCGAGAAAAAAAGGAAAGAACAGCAAGACTTATACGAATTGCGACAACCTTACTTTTCATCAGACAGTGAAAAGTATCGGAATCGGTGATTTTGTGGGAATCCAGATAGAGGGTGACGGAATATTCCTGTTATCTGATTTTAGTTTAGTCCATAACTCGACCGCAATTGACGTTGTGGGAATAGTGCGTTGGTTTCTCCTGCAACCGAACGACCGTATCGCTCTGATAAGGAAAAGCTTCAACGATGCTTGCACGGTAGTCTCGGCAGTAAGGCAGGCTATGGAGCTTCCCCAGATTAAGGAGCTTTTCAAGTTCGCGCACGGTTTTTATCCCAAGGCTATAACTGCAAAGGACGGAAAGGTTAGGTACAATTTCAAGACCACCATTACCCCAGAGGTAAGCCTTACTGCCCACGGTATAGACAGCTCCCTCACTGGTATGCATTACGACAAGATTATCTGTGACGACATCATAACCCTTAAGGACAGGATTTCTAGGGCAGAACGAATAAAAACCAAGGAAATGGTCAATGAGATAGCCACCAACATCATCGACCCCCATAAGGGAAGCATTTGGGTGGGTACGCCTTGGCACAGGGATGATGCTTGGGTTGAGATAAATTCTTTCTGCGATATAGCGCAGTACCCCCTAAGCAAGTTCAATTTCCTCGGTGATGATGTCGTGGCGAAAAAGAAAGCCACTACCACACCCTTCCTGTATGCCGCCAACTACGAGCTTGAAATCGGAAAGGACGAGAATTCCCTTTTTATTGACCCGAAATACGCGCACGCTTGGAACTATTTCAAGCGTGGGTTCGCCCACGTTGACGGTGCTTATGATGGCGACCACTACTGTGCCATGACTATTCTCTCTGCCCTTGACGGAAAGGATATGCCTTTCTCGCAGTCATTGCAGGGCATAGGTTGGACATATCCGGGCAACGTGAAGGATTGGGTTCAGTTCATAGTCAAGATGTGCAAGATGTACAAAGTCCAGTATATATTCTGCGAGACGAACCCAGACAAGGGATATCTCGCCACACAGCTACGCGAGAACGGTCTAAGGGTCAAGACCTATTCGGAAACCGAGAACAAGCACGTCAAGATAAGCACGAACCTTTATGAGTATTGGGAGAAAATACAATGGTCGCCGGACACTGACCCAGAGTACATGAACCAGATTCTTGACTACAGGGAAGGAAGCGAGCCAGATGATGCCCCAGACAGTTGCAGTTCCCTTCTGCGCGAAGCCTGCAAGCCTGCCAAGGCGAGAAGCAGAAGCCTTTACGAATGGTAGAAAAATCCGAATTTTCCATTGTATTTTTCAAAATTCCGATTTTTCTGTTGTAGATTTTGAGAAAACGTGATATATTCCAATCAACCTCTTTTTTCGCTTTTATCGCAAGCGACCGTCACTCGTAATGGGTGACGGCTTTTTTATAGGCACATCATACGAAACCCTTGGCTATCTTTCGGGCTGTACGGACAATGTTTTTCAGGGTTCTGTTGGATATGAGATTTATCAGGCTTCTGTGGAATATGGAGTTCTCAACGCTTTCTCTTTTATGGACAGATTTTTTTACGCTGTTGTCAGATACAGGAAACGAGCTTACCGTTACAAGGCTTCCGTTTATTTCCTTTATCGGTGTTCTCTGACGGCTTGAAACCTCAATCTTGTATGAGCAGAAAGGACACTCTTCTGATGATTTGGATATGGGTCTATGGCATCTAGGACATACCTTAAGGGATGGTGCAGACTTTTCTACGCTCTTTCCGTTTCCTTCCAAGCTCCATGTCCTTTCATCGTCAGGAAGTCCGTGCCTTGTGTAGTTACTGGAGAAATCCAGTATCACGGCTTTGGGCTTTCCACCCATAGCTATAGCTTCAAGCCTTCCCTCTTTCGTGGATAGGTCGTAGCCGTCAGCATATTTAGCCCTAAGAACCCTTCCCCAATGTTGCATCTGTATCACGAGCGATTGTGTAGGTCTGCCGTCAAGCATGGCTTCCAAGCCCTTTATGTCAGTTCCCTCGCCTATGATGTCACAGCATGATATGAGCTTCCTTTTTCCGATTTTGCAGTCATGGATAACATCGTACAAATCCTCTTCCATTTGCGAGTGGAGAGGTTTCATGTCGTAGCCGTAAGCCTTGAAACGCTCGGCTATACCTTCCGAATCGGCTATTGAAGTTCCGAACGCTATGGCTGTTCTGCCGTCCGCGTATTTCTGGTAGTTCTCCACGATAGAGCCTATTCTCCACGTTGTTTTCCTTAGTTTCTCTTCAAGGGCTTTCCTGTCGAAATCCCCCATGACTTTCCGTATTCCCTCGGTGTCAAGCTCATGGGGAACGAAATAGCTGTAGTCCGACAAGTAGCCGTTGTCTATGAACCACCTGACAGGTCGGCTTACTATCATTTTCTCATAGACATCGCCTAATGAAGCTCCGTCCGTTCTTTGAGGGGTAGCCGTCATTCCGACAAGCTTGCATGACGACCATTCGTCAAGTATCTTTGTGAACGTGGCGTTGGTCGAATGGTGGGCTTCCTCGAAAAGAAGCGCGTAAGGTTCGTCCAGTTTGTGAAGTCTGCTCATAAGTGATTGAGCCGATATTACCTGTATCTTGTCTCTCGTGGTGGGGTATCCGGCAGATACTACGCCGTGCTGTATTCCTAGGGAATCCAGATGCTCCGAGAACTGCCTTAGAAGATTCTTGGAATGAGTGACGAAATAAACTGGTTTGCCCTGATTGCGCAAAGATTCTATCCAGTCGCACATGATTATGGATTTCCCTGTTCCAGTCGGGGCTTGGATAAGAAGTCTCTGTCCGTTTTCCCTGAAAAACTCATCCATTTTCTCACGTATCTCTTGCTGATAGTCAAACAGTTTGTACATGGTTTACCTCACTGATTATATTATATACTGTTTTTAAGTATTGTCAAGTATTTTTAATTAATTTTAAGAATTCGAATTTTCCATTGTAATTTTCCAGAAATCAAAAAATCCATTGTAGATTCTGGAATTCTGATTTTTTCATTGTATTTTTTGGAAATCATCTGAAAAAAAAAGACCCTCTGACCAACAATGTCAGCCAGAGGGAAAAAAGGGTTAAACTATGAGTGATATCTGAATCGGAAAGGTGAGCCGTGGGAAGAAAGGGGCTAACGAACTCGCCACGGCAACCCTTCCGACATATCCGTGTTCAATCTTGGAGAGGGTGTCAGCTTTTAATCCTGACGGTCTCCAATTTGTCTTTCGCGCTTTTGTTTATCGCAAAGACTATGTTGTTCAGTATGACAACGCACTCGGTCACCTTGGCGAAAACTTCCATGCTGTCAAACTCATCCGAATCTGCGAAGGAAAGAAGCTCAGATATACGTCTCTTTTCCGAACTTAAGTTTATTCCGTCAATTTCGTCATTTCTTATACGCATGAAAAACTCCTGTCAAAGCAAAGGTTCAATTTCCATTTCGGTTTTCGCATTGCTTTCTTTCTTAAAGAACTTTTTATTTATGAACGAATCGCAATGCGAAGCCACGTTCCTACACCAGTCTTTCCTGACCGAGCAGAACTTCCATACGCTGAACCTAGCGACATCTATTCCGTTTATGGAATCGGTCGCAATCTCCTTGTATTCGGTCGAGAATCGTCCGCATTGAGCGCATTTGCCCTTATTCATATAAGTTGTTCACCTTCCTCAATTGAAAGAGATACAGCCCTTTCTCGATAGCCTGACGCGACATTCAAGTAGAATACCTTCATGTAGCCGTAACGCTCTCGCAGAGCCAGATTCGTGTATACATCGGATTTAGCCATAAGTATTTCGAATTTCGTCACGTTGTACCTCTGTCATATTATAGGATTTTTGAATTCGAATTTCCTGAATTTTTAAATTTGAATTCCGAAAATTTTGAATTCAGTTGAAAAAGAATTTGAATTCCTTTTCTGCGCTTTTTCCTTCCTTAGTCATTTCTGGAAGGTCGGAAAGTGACCAACCTTCTCACAGTCCGTTGTAGGTTGCTGACTGCCTTGGACTGGATATTTTGTTTTTCTTTTTTTTCTCAACTTTCAATTACATTATACATCAGATTAAACTTTTGTCAATAGCTTTTAATAAAAATTATGAAAAAAAATTTACTGGAATGATTTTGTTCCATATATATAATAGAAGAAAGTTTAACATAAAATGAAAAGTTTGATTTATCCCCATATATAATAGAAAATAAAAAATTAAAAATATTTTATTTATTTTTGTTGACAAATATTAAAAGTTATGTATAATATTAACTATGGAACAACAAAACAAAACCATGTTCCATAAAAAAGGGGCTATAATATGAGCAAGAGTTATGCGGAAAGAAAAGAAATGGCAAGGCAAGAAGCTATTGATTGGCAGATGAATTTCCCAGAGAATAATTATTCTTTGGTCGATATGGTTTATTTTTCCGACCATTTCACGAAACTCGGGAAACGTTACGGACTTATCAGGGAATTCCGTGAGAACGGTATAATATAAGGGGGAAAAACGAATGTTTTTGATATTATTCATAATCTTAATGATTGTAATATATAACAGAGGTTCGGAAAGAACGAAAACCGTAATGAAGTATATGTTCGGTTACTGGATTTATGACTTCATAAGAAAGCACAAAAACATTTTCCGTTAATCGAAAATACCCTAGGTTTATCCCCTAGGGTATTTTTTTTCATTTCCCAGAAAATCCGAAAAAATTATTGTAAATTCCAGAATTCCGAATTTTTTATTGTATTTTTCAAAATTCCGAATTTTCCATTGTATTTTTTGGAAATTTGCATAAAATTAAAAATGATATATAATCAGATTCGTATATATTACAATCAATAATCATGTCAAGGATGGTATAAAGATATGAAAAGGACACCGACAAAAAAATCGGAGCTTTCCCCTTTTTTGGAAAGTAAAGCTCCAGAATACGTGAGCGAGAAGGAACTCACCATATTTGAAGCAAGGAAACTGCTCCCAGAGAACTTGAAACATTTAACTTTAGCACCTAGGGAATATAAGTTTCTTGCTGTCTATTGCTCCAATAATTTCAATGCAGTTGACGCTTGCGAAAAGGCGGGCTACGTTGAGAGGACTAAAGCGAAATACAGGGCAATCGCCTATTCGCTTCTGCAAAGAAAAGACATAATCGAAGCGATAAGGATTTATATAGATACCGTAATCCAACCATATAAAGACCGTCTCGAACTGGAATTGCTGAACATCTACTACCGAAGGGCTACTTTCGACATAACAACGTTCTTGGATGATGATGGAGAGCCGAAAAAACTGAATGAAATCGACAAAGAATGGCTTTGCTGTGTTGACGGAGTTAAGAAGACAAGTTTTGGAAGTACGGAGTTGATACTCCCTAACCGCGACACGGCTTTGCAGGCTTTGTATAAGTTTGTGACTGGTCAGGATGTGAATTCATCGCTCATGTTGCCTGACGAAGCTAAGAAGCGCATGAACGTGATATATAATTCAGTCATAAAAATAAACAAGAACATCGCTCCAGAAAATGTGAAGAAGAAACAGAACATCATCGCAACGGACTGAAAGCGCATAATCTCGGATTGTATGCCGTGAAGGAATTTCGTGGGGAAATTTTTGAATTCTTTGCCGTGATTCTTTCACGGCTTTTTGTTTTCTGCAAAATTTTCTGTCTCTTTAATTTTTTCTGCAAATTTCTGGAAGGTCAAAATTTTGAGTTACCCTAGGCTAACAGACCTCTCTTCCCACTATTACCCTACTAGATTAATGGGAATATTGCTCTATTCTGAAATTCCCCTTTTTGAATTTTCGATGAACTCCAGAAAACAAAAATTGAACCGATGAAAAATAAAATTGTCTTTTTCATGCTTTTTATAATTCTTATCTGTTTTTATTTGTCAAGATTTTGTTTAAAAAAAATAAAGTGAATTAAACACCATATATATAGAAAGAAATTTACAATAAATAAACGAAAAATCACAATAAAACAATACTATATAAATAATTATTAGATTTTAATTAAAAATTATATAAAAGTATTAAAACTAGTTGACAAAATAAAACATCTTGTTTTATACTGATAATAGATAAGGGCGAGAGAAAACTGAAATTCGTTCATGGGTTATATAATTAAAAGGGGGCAAAATATGACAAAGAAATTATTATACAACTTAGAGGCGCATAACAGCCTCTTCGTCAGATATGAAAGGCTGTATCTGACGAAACAGGGGTACTATCTAGAGTACTACGATAGTACAACAGAGTATGCACAAGAAGGGTATGTGCATACTCAATATGCACTAAGTATGTTGCACCAATTGCAAGCGGGCGTTGTTAATCTGTACGGTTGCAAAGATGAAGACTTGTATCGGGATGGTGGTGGTACATATGTTTGTGTTACATATGTACACTAGTAACTCTTGAAGTGTCAAGTGCATATTTGACACTTTGACAAGTATAGCTGGTAGGCAAATGTACTGCTCACATGCTGAGTAATGAATGGAACACTTAGTAGACGTTGTTTGCTAGGTGTTCTGATTGATTACTAAGTAATCAAATACATTACCTATTAAAAAGGGGGCAAAATATGCGTAAGATTGAAAAGGAAATAATTAAGGCTATTCACGAAAAAAAGACCGTGAATTTGTCGGAGCGTGACAGAGTGGAATTTTCCAAAAATGGCAATTATTCAACTGTTATTCTATGGAATAGTGAAATTCTGTATCTTTATTTTGAAGGGGAAAAAATAAGTAAAATTCATTTTTCTTTTCGTGGATATTCTACGAATACAACAAGAAACAGAATCAATGCTATTGTTTCTGAATTCGCTTATCCTTGCAGTTTTTCTATTCACAATTTCACACCGATTTTTTACAACGGAAAAGAAGCACAAAAAATTTCATCAAGTGATTTGTACGAATTGAATATAAAAGATTTTTCACTGGTGAATTTGACAGAAAAATTTGCAAAAGGTATTAGGGTATTAGTGCATAAAAGGGGGTTATAGTATGGCAAGAAAAGCAAAAGAGATAATATTTTTTGATAATTACGATTCTAATTATCACGAATACGCAAGAGAAAATCTAGAAGAAAACGGGATAGAAAACCCGTCAGAATCTCAAATATGGGAAGAAGCTTCAAATTTAGAATTGGAAGACTTTGAGACCGCGTGCGAAGAAATTGACGAAATTCTATCAACTTACGTTTTAGTGATTGGTTATTGCGGCAGATGGGATAGAAACTATGACGGGGGGGCGAAGTTTTTTATAATAAAAGTTTTAAGGATATTTTATATAAAATTTCCAGAGATTGCGAGTATTTCAAATTCACGTTGAAAAGCGGCAAACTTGAAATTCGATGTTCTCACCATGACGGAACGAATTTATATACTTTGCAGAATTTATCAGAAAAAGGGTATAATCTTTTTTCTGACTGGGATTACGGACAAAAATTAATTAATTATTCTGAACGTGAAATTCATCAGAAATTAGCGAAAAGTCGAGTTTACACCGACAAAATAGCTGTTAACTGGTAAAAAAGGGGTTTTAAATGCGTAAATATTCCTACATCGTCTATATGACAACTTGCGGCGGAAATCTGAAAAAGCCGGAAACTTTCACAAACAAGAAAAAAGCGAAAAAACGCGCCTTTTATTTTGTGAAAAATGAGAAAGAAATTCACCGTGCTAAATGCAACAATCGGGATTATTGCGAATTATGCTCAAAAGTCGAGCGCGTGAACAATTACGATGATTGCGGAAATATACGCGACATAATCGCGTATTACAACTAACAACGGGAAAAAGGGGTAATAAATGCCCCTTTTTTTATCCTGATTCTATAATAAAAAATCATAAAAAATTTACTTAAAATCAATATAAAAATATTAAAACCACTTGACAAAATAAAACATCTTGTTATATACTGTCCATAGTTAAGGGCAAGAAAAAACTAAACCTTAACTAAAGGGGCTAAACATGGAAAAAGGATATCAAATTCTTGTATCTGAACTGGAAGCGGAAAAAGCAGAAAAAAATGCTTTTTTGGAATCGCTTGAAAAGCTTATCGATGAAGCTATGGAAGCATAAAAGGGGGTAAAATATGCGCAAGATAACAAGCTCACAATGGGATAATGTAGAATATAACGCATGGAATTCTGCAAAAAAAATCGGTTTTTATAATGCTGATAAAAACTGTTTTGAAGAAATTGTAAGATGGCGAAATGCTTACAATAAAACAACAGGCAGTAATTATGGACTTTTGCAAATATGGACTAATTTATATAGCTTTTCATTTTTTGAAAAACAGGGAAGCAGAAACCAGTGCGGCGGATATAATAAGCCCATTGCTAATTTAGAAAGTTGTTTGTATCAATTTGAGGAAGAAATGAAAGAAAATCCTTATGGAAGGAAAGAATTTAAATTTTCTTCATGCGGCTCTATAGATAGTCTTATAAATGAATTAAAAGACTATTTGCAATATCAGTATAAAGAAAAACTCTTTATTATCGGTATATGCTAAAAAAAAGGCTAGTTTTTATGACTAGCCTTTAATTCTGATTTTTAACTAGTTAAAAGGGGGCAACGAATGAAAAAGAATAAATATAATTATTTGCTTGTTATTCAGCAAAGTTTCGGCTACGGATGGGAAGACGTAGATTCTTTCGACACAAAAGAAACGGAAAGAAACGAAATTTCTAAATGCTACAGAGAATATAAATTGATGGGATATCCTACACGGATAATATCGAGGCGCGAATTGAACACGGACTAGCAAAGGGGGTAAATTATGATTCTGACTTATGACAGGAACAAAAGCGTTATCGTTGAGACTTCGCAAAAAATAAATATTTTCGAGCTGTTCTTCAAATATAAGGCTTTGAAGTGGAATTCAAATTTTATTTATGTGACACGTAAATTCAGATTCTGAAAAGGGGATTTTAATTCTATGACTTTTAATTCTATGACAAAGTACAATAAAATTTATGTTTTCACCAACAAGAGATTTAAAAAAGGGATAATTCCCAAACCGTTGAAAAGTGTTCTCGATGTTAATCTGTTCAAGTACACCTACAATAACTTGCTCGCAAGCCGGAAAGAACAGAAGACAATAAACAAGAACATAGCTAACTATTTCCAGAGATTCGGCTTCAACGTCACTATGGACAGCACAAAAACTAATTATATCATACACCCGTGATATAACAAAAATTTATAACAGGACTGGTAAAAACTCACCCTTTGCCAGTCCTTTTTTTATTCCTTCACAACTTAAAAGAACATTAACATATAATGAAAATTAATAACCAATCATAACTTTATAAGCTCTTTTTATACTTCTACCATAATGAAAAATAATAGAATCAACCTATGTTATAAGAACAGATTATAACTATAGACATATAATTTTTATACTATGCAGAACACCATGAAGCCATATAAAACCAGTACAAAACCCATATAAGAAACACAACATAAAAGCATAGAGAAAATAACAGATAAATGAGTAAGGGAAAAGAGAGGAAAAAAGAGGGGACTAAACCCACGTACATCCCACTCACCAAAACCAGAACTAAACCCCCCATAGAACACCACACAAGCAACACACCATATAGAAGCATGAAAGAAAGAATCAGCAGAATAAAACAACATGGAAAGAATAAAGGATATTTTTTATTCATCAGCGGCAGGCATGGAATTATTTTTTCTTTCAGCTTGTTTCTTTCTCTTCATGGAGCGGGTGAGGAAGGGAAAGAGGAAAGAGGGGCACGGGTGAGAGAGCGTCTGCAAAATTATACGCTATACAAAACATGACCCCCGTTTTTATTCCTTCATTTCCAAATTTTTCAGAATTTTCGGAAAATCTGGGTACGTATGTTTTAAGCGTACGGTCGTTTTAAGCATTGGGTACATATACATCGGTACAAAAACATATATACATAAGGAACGTTTACTTGCCTGTAACTTGCTTATGGAAGGGTAGGTATATGCTTCTATATGGGATAGGTATGGTTTCTTATTTGACCGTAACTTGTTCGTATATGTTTTTTTCCTGTATATAATGGGTTTTTCCATATAAAAATCTTTAAAAATTTTCTGGGAAAATTTCAGGGATTTTTGGAAGTACGATTGTTTTAAGTAAAGATTTTATGTTTTTCTTTCATGGAAAAATTCTGGAAATTAAAGGGTGTCGGAATTTTAACAGTGGTTTTAATATAGGGTTTATCAGCTTAAAAGAATCGTACCGTTAAAACAATCGTATGAAGTGCTTCAAAGATGTTTACTTTTAATACTATACAGATGTACTGTTATGAAAATTTGGTAACGCATGACAAAAAAACGATGTGATAATATATACATATAATAATATATACATATATTATTATATTAGCATTTTCTGAAAAAAATGCTTTCATCTTCCATTGAGAGGATATTGTTTATGAGGGAATGAAAAATTTATGATTTTTCTTCATGGCGTTGAAATTTTCCTCTCATGGGTCTTATAATGTATACGTAAGGAGAAAAAGAAATGTTCGACCACAAAGGTTATCAGGTGTTCTGCACGGACACCACGGTTTTCGTTTATCTTGGTTCTTCCCTCAAAGGCTCGGCAGGAGTCCAGAGGAAGAAGGACTTCGATTTTGACGTGCTGTTCCGTCTTGCGTTGCATAAGTCGGGAAGCGAAATAGAATCGTGAGCGCGTCACGACAAAAAATTAAGGGGGATTGAAAAATGTCCATGAAGGATTTCTTCAATCGGCTTTGGGTGAAGGTGCTTTCGTACATCTTCATCATCCTCGGCACTCTCGCCCTCATTCTCGGGGGTACTGCCGTGGGCGACATCATCCAGATACCGGAGCTTGTGTTCGGTATCGTGGAAGCAGTAGGTCTTCTCATCCTTTTCATCAGGAAGCTTCTCAACAAGAAAGCCACTGACGGAAAGTAGTAGGGAATCGCCTGCTTAAAGAACTTTTTTCCCTTACGGGTCGCTACATCAAATCCTATCCCACCCGTAGCCCCGTAAGGGATATTTTTTGCGAGAATAAAAATTCCAAGGAGCATATATGCAGATAAAGGTTGAGGTCGTTGAAGGGGGAAGGTTGCCCGAATACAAGACCGAGGGGAGCGTGGGGGCAGACTGCTACGCCAGGGTTGAGAAGAAAAAGACTGTCATAAATCCTCTGGGAAAAGCCGTGATTCCGTTGGGTTTCAGGGTGGAGATTCCCAGAGGGTATGAGATTCAGGTCAGACCGCGCTCCGGTCTAGCTTCCAAGGGTGTTTTCGGAATACTCGGAACTATAGACGATGATTACCGTGGAGAGGTCTGCGCGATAATCTTCAACGGAAGCAATGACATCTTCGTGGTCAATGACGGTGACAGGATAGCGCAGATTGTCCTCGCCCCCGTGGAGCGTTGTGAATGGACGGAAGGAAAGCTCTCCGACACCGAGAGGGGCGACAACGGCTTCGGGTCTACTGGTGTGGCTGTTGACAGGTTCTATGAGCCTTTCCGTTGCGCTGACATGGAGCAGGCGGAGCAGTACCTTGGTCGTGACGTTGACCTTTTCATGGACGGTGGCGTTTTCGTAGGGAAGCTCGTTCAGGTCAGGGAGATTCCCACGGTCGTGGGCAAGGCTTTGCGCTTCTGGTTCAGGAATGATTCTAAGGAAATCGAAATGGACGCTTTCAGGGCTTTCCAGTTGGGCGTGGTTGACGGTCACAGGTTCGGAAAATTGATTTGCTGATTGGTTGACAAGCATGAATAAATGTGTGAGAATGATATCAGCTCCGGTTTTTCAAGATATTTTCTCCTTTCCCCCATGATATTTCCGTCATGGGGGATTTTTTTATTAAAAATAACTTTATTTTTTTTAATTTATGTTTTATTATACGTTTAAGGGAGTTATAAGCCATGATTAACATTCTGTCGGGTGTAATAGCCGTTCTGGTTGTCGTTCTCATCGTTTTGGTGGTAATGCTGAAATCCGAGAGGAAGAAAGTTGCCGATACGGAGCTTCTTTATGAAAGCACAATCGACAAGTGCATATCTCTGGAGAACGCAAATTTCAAGCTTAGAGAGGAAAAGAAAATTGAAAGCGCACAGAAAGAGAAATTGGTTAAGAAACTTGCTGATATCAGCGTCATGTCTGTTGATGATATTATGCGTCAGTTGCAGAACAACGGTTGAATATATCGAGAAACCCGTTTATTATGTGCCTGAACTTAATTTCCCAGAGTTCCCTGTAGTGAGCGATTATGATGTTTCCGAGGACGGTGAGAAAGTCACCGTGGAATCGGATTATTTCAGAAAAATCCTGATATTCAGGACGCAGTACCGTTCTGTAAGGGATGAATATAAAGAGATTAAAGACCTTTATTGTGGGGGTGATGATAAATGAGTTATGCCAACGCTACGCCTAAACCTTTGAAATTCCTCGTCAGGAACGGTAATTTGGTTGACGAGAATGGAAACGTCCTAGCTCATTCCGACAGCCTTAAGGATATGTACGATAAGGCTTGTCCAGAAGTTAAGAAATACCTTCTTTCCGATGGGTCTGTGGTGGACGAGGACAACAACCTTATAATCAAGAATGATTATTTCAAGAAAGTATATGACCAAGCAGTACCGAAAGTAGCCAAGTACCTTCATTCGGACGGAACTATAGACGAGAATCCCTCTGGTGGTTCTGGTGCTGATTTGGAGAACAATCATCAGGCTACGATTGACGTTTCCACTTATACAAACCCTGTGGAGATTACACCTACACAGGGAAAGGACGGAATGAAGAAAGCTACGGTCACAGTGACCAATATCCCACAGGCAGGAGCTATGCTTTATGGTTGGTTTGATAACTATGGTGGTATTGTGTATTTGAATATCGATACTGCTCCAACTGAAGCAAACGATATAAAGACTGCAAGAATTACTGCCGGTATTGTAGAAATCGATTCTCTCCTTGAAGAGGGTGATACTTATACCAAAATATCAGACACTGAATTTTCAGTGAATGGTGAAACTTTTACACGACGTTCCACAGAAAACGATGTGAGTGTCTGGGGTTAAGTATGGATGAGTTATTTGATTTTAAGGACGAGAAACACACCAAAATGGACGGTTGGAACAATTTCTTCACTGGTCTTGGCGGTGTAGCAGATAAGAGCAAGCATACTCATGCCGTGCCTACGGGCTTTCTTCTGGACATGGAGCTTGAAACCATTTATGCCGATGATGGTCTTGGTGCGAACATAGTTGATTTCCTTCCAGAAGACATGATGAAACGTGGTTGGAAATATGAGTTTGACAGGAAGAAAGAGGGAATTGAGGGGCTTTCCAAGATTTATGAAGCTTTCTTCAACAGCATAGGCGGTTATGAGAAGATTGAGAAAGCTCTTAAGTGGGCTAGGCTTTATGGTGGTGGTATAATCCTTCTCGGTGTCTATGACGGTGGAAAACTTGACGAACCTCTTAACATAAGGAAAATCAAGAGCTTTGAAAGCCTTAGAATGATTCCTAGAAACAACATACTTTACGGAAGCCTTGAATTCCAGACTGACCCTGCCAAGCCTAGATATGGCGAGGTCGAATATTATCAGGCGAATTTCAGGGTCGGAAACGACAAATTCCTTACCGAAAGAATCCACCATTCAAGGGTCATAGAGCTTCATGGAATCGAAATACCGACATCTAACGCAAGCATAATCCCTGCTGAATACCGTTTCTGGGGCTTGTCCGTGTTACAGCGCGTTCAGGACAGATTAAGGGATGTGGGGGCGGCTTTTGGGTCACTCGCAGGACTTTTCAACGAACTTTCGGTAGGAAAATACAAATATGCTGATTTGGCAGAGACGCTTGCTCTTCCAGAGGGAGAGAAAAGGGTTCAGAACCGTTTGCAGGCTATGGACTTGATGAAATCGGTCTTCCATTCGGTACTTCTTGATACTACAGAGGACTATATCAGGGAGAACGTTACGTTCAACGGTACTTCCGATGTTCTTTATCAGTTCTTTATGCTCATCTGCGCAAGCTCTGGTTATCCTATGACACGTCTTTTCGGTATAAGTCCTGCCGGACTTAATAGCACTGGAGAAGGGGACATTTACAATTACTACGATAAAGTTGAATCAAAGCAGAGAACGGAGCTTCTTCCGATTCTTGACCGAATTTTCTCTATTTTCTCGGAGTGGAAAAACTTGGAGAAGCCTGTTATCCGTTTTAATCCTCTGGAGCAAATGACGGAAAAAGAGCAGGCACAGCTCGAAGAGAAGAGGGCTTTGGCAGAGAAAGCCAAAATGGAAACATATCAGGGTTATATGGACATGGGTATTATGACACCTGAAATTGTCGAAGAGCTTGAATTCGGTGAATCAATCAAAGATATAAGGACTAAATACAACATTTCTGCGAGCTATGGTCTTCCACCAGTAGAACCTATGAAGAAACCTGACGAGAATACGGACAAACCCGAAGATGATTCGGACATAAATAACATAAACGAGGATAAGTAAAATGGACAACTGGTTATCTTTTGTGGCGATTATCGCAAGTTTTGTTACTTTTATAGGATTTATCGGAATCTTTATAAAGTTGGGGAGAGATAAAGGTGCTTCCGAGGTTTATATGAAAGAAATGGCAAAAGACATCGAGAAGAATCATCAGGAGATAGAGAATTTGAAAGACAAAATCAATAAGCAGGAAGTGGATAACGTAAGGCTTATGACGACCCTTTCAAATGATTTGGCTTGGATTAAGAACAGTCTTGTGGAAATAAAAGACAAGATTGAAGATAAGAACACAGATAATCCTAAAGAATACAAGGAGAAATGATTATGGGAACTTTAATTCTTAAAATTGCTTTGGCTACAGTCGGAACTACGGAAGTTATCAAGAACCTTATCCAGAAGGGTGGTAAAAGAGTGTGGACGCTCGTTGCCATTGTCGTAGGTGCTGTAATGGTGGTGGTAGCCACTTATCTTCCAGATGTGATTCTTACTGGAATCGTAGCCGTTTCTGGTGCTGTGGTATTCTATGACACTATTTACAAGGCTTTCCAGAAATTTTTCCAGAAATTAGGCGAGAAGGAAAACATAAATGACGTTGAATGAATTCGTCAACAAATATAACGGCAAACTCGTAGATTATGACGGTCAGAACGGCGGTCAGTGCGTAGACGTTTTTCGTCAGCTTTGTCAGGACGTTTTCAACATTCCTCATACTGGAAGTTGTCAGACAACAGGTGGTGCTAAAGATTTATTCCTTGACTACGGAAAAATGCCGTTGGAAAAGAAGTATTTCAAGCTTATTCCCAAAGCTGTGGTTTTCATACCGATATGGGATAAATTAAAGCCTTGTGACGTTGCCGTATGGGATTCTACTGAATCCAACAAATACGGTCATGTGGCGATTGTGCTTGGTGAGCTTGGCGATGACATCATTGTTTTTGAGCAGAACGGCTTCAAACAGGATGGATGCAAAATAAATCTTCGTTCCAAGAAAAATCTTCTCGGAGTGTTGAGGTTCAATGGGCGTTGAGAATAAGACCGAAATAGAACTTTTAAGGATTCTCTACCAGAATTCCAACGGAAACCCTACGAAAAACTTTACTTTCAAAAGGGCTTACCCTATCGGAATAGAAAATAAGTATTATTATAAGTTGAGGGCTTATTTCAAGCCCCTGTTTGATTTTGTAAACAAATACATCAAGGAAAACGGAAAAGACATTCTCAAAGGCGATTCAAAAAACGTCCGTATGGATAATATTCCGGGCGATTCATTTGATGATATGATTTACAGCCTTGAAAACTGGATTGACGTATATATGCCAGATTTGTCGCAATCTGACGACAGCAGACTGCGTAATACCATTTATGTCGGACTGAATCAGACAGCAGAGGAAGTGAAGAAGTTCAACGACAAAGAATTTTCTGACAGCATGGTTAAGGCTGTACACGTAAATCTTCCCACCAATGCGGACTGGTGGGATAAAATGTTGAAGTCTTGGAGCGACAGCAATTATTCCCTGATTACTTCCAACGCAAGAAATTATGTCTCAAAAATAAACAATCTTGTGGAGAACGCAGTCGTTAATGGTCAGGGTATGCTCAAACTCAAAGAGGAAATAGAGAAAGCCACCAGAGGGCTTTCCGAAGCGCATTGCAGGCTTATTGCCCGTGACCAGATAGGAAAACTTAATGGATTGATAAATCAGGCACAGATGGAAGAAATTGGCTTGAAGCTTTACGTCTGGGATACGAGCATGGACGAGCGCGTAAGGGATTCTCACAGACCCATGCAGGGGCTTCTGTGCCGTTGGGATAACGCTAGGGTTTGCAGTTATGACGGTGGCAAGAGTTGGGTTGAGAGACCTTCTGGAGCTGTTCAGTTGCATCCGGGTCAGGATTTCCAGTGCCGTTGCTCTGCTTTGGTTTATAACCCAGAGCTTATAGCACTGCTCGAAGGAAAACCTATGGAGATTATTCCTGCTGACCAGTTGGCTAGAGAGGTCATTTTAAGCCAGTCCAAGGAGCTTATGCTTTATAATCCTAGTCTTGTGTCTAATTCTTGGAAAACAAATCCTGTTCTTCCAGAGGAAGCCGAGGATATTCAGGGTCTTTATGCTCTTTCAGGCGAAGCCAAGCAAGAATTCATAGAGAACACGAGGGCGATAATCTCATCGGTGAAAAACATAGTTCCGCTGTTCGTAGAGGAAGCTAGAAGAAAAACCGAGGGTGAAATCAAGAATTATCTTCTCAACAAGCAGAAAGACTATGAGAATCACGGTGGAACTTATTCACGTTTCTATAACAAAGAGACTGGAGAATATGACACCAGATATGTCGATAATGTGCTTCAAACGCTTGTTCTTTTCGGAACTCTGATGGAATTGCAGAGGGTTTTGTTGGCTTTTCTTGACGATGATTCCACGGTCAGGGTCAAGAATAATTTCGCTATGGAGAATCCTGTGGGATATGGAAACGTTGTCGTCAACAGCAAGCTTCCTAACGGTCTTATAGCCGAGGTTGAGCTTGGTGTCGTGTCCGATTTCATAGCCTATGGGTATGGAAGTGTTCTGAATGATATTTACAGGGTTGTCTGCCGTGACGCTGAATTTATTTCTTTTTCCAGTTCTCTTAAAAAGACACAGAAAAAACTTTACAGTTATTCCACGGAGCTTTCTGACGGAGATTTCCCAGATGTCGATGATGTCTTTGATTTTGATTATGTTCCCTATGAGAAGCTTATCAAAGATGATATCAAGAATATGATTCCAGATTATAAGAAAGCTTTGGAGAAAGGACTTATAGACAAGAAAACGGATGAGCGATTCAGGAAATTGTGTGAGAGAATCGAGGTGAAAATATGACATATTATGTTGATGAAAATGATTTTATATTTTGTGAGGATAAGGGCAAGGTCTACTCATACAATTATCTTTCAAAATCGTTCGTTCTTACTGACAAAACCGTTGATTTGATGAATTGGCACAAGTTTCCAGAAAGTGACCTCGAAAAAAATATAGCTAATAGTAAACATCTTTTTACTTAACAAAAAAACCCTTTACATTTTCTGCTTTATATTATATAAAATTAGTATGAGATTGAATTCTGAACAGTTGGATATGGTCAAAAAAGCTTGTGAGGAAGTCGAGTATGGAAGCGTGACAATCAAGATGAACGCCACGGCAAAACACATCGATTTGGTTGTGGAGAAACAAATTAGGATGTCGAACGAACCTACGAGAACCGATTTAAGGCAGTTTGACAAAAAGTATAATTAAACTTATTTTAATTGCTGACTGAAAACAGAAGCACCAAGGAAAAACCTTGGTGCTTTTTTATTTATACAGGGGTTTTGTATGAGTGAGATAAAGAAAAACATACAGAGATTCGACAACGTTGACCACAGCGAGTGGATGACCGAACCTTTTACAAGAACTTTGGAAGGTTTTCTTAAGGGAAGGGCAATCGTCACTTCAATCGGTGTATTTACTTACATGAGGGCTGACGGAACTGTTCAGAGGGAGCTTCGGCTTCCAGAAGAAGTGTTCAATTTTGCCACTCTCGACAGCATGAAGCTTAAGCCTGTAACTCTGAATCATCCGAAGGAGCTTGTCACTGCCGACAACGCCAAAGATTTACAGGTAGGAAGCCTTGGTGACAATCCTTCATATACCAATCAGGAAATGGGTTGGGATGGCAGTTTCAGATATGCGGACGAGGTTACGGATGGAATCAATTGTGCCATAGACATGATGATTACGAGAAAGGACGCTATCGATGCAGTTATCAACGGCAAGCAGGCTCTTTCAATGGGTTACACTTGCGATTTGGAAGTGGCACAGCCTGATTCATACTGGTGTGGAATTGGTTACGATTTTATCCAGAGGAATATCCGTTACAATCACTGTGCGATTGTTGACGAAGCGAGGGCAGGCGACAACGCGAAAATTGAATTGAGGTTGGACAGCGAGGATGCTATTTTACAGGATAAAGTTCCTGTTAAAAAACATATAGACACTAATGGGGGTACGTTTATGAAAAAGATTGTTCTGGACGGTATCGAGTACGAAGCGGAAGAATCTGTTATAAAAGCTCTTAACGATGCAAACGCAAGGGCGGATAAAGCAGAGAAAGACGCTTGTAAGCAGAAGGAAGAGCTTGACAAAGCTATTGCTGATGCTAAAAAAGCAAAAGAAGAGCTTGAAAACAAGCTTTCCGAGGTCGAAGCTGAAAAAGACACAGCTAAAGACAAAGCTGACAGTTTGGAGAAAGAGGTCGATGAACTTAAAAAGAATTCACTCGATTCTGCCAAGCTTGATGAAGCCGTCAAAGCAAAAATCGAGCTTTTGCGCAATGCTGACAAGGCAGGCGTAGAGGTCAAAGACGACATGAAAGACGTTGACATCAAGAAAGCAATCATCGCCTCGCAGTTTCCGAACGCGAACTTTGATGGTAAAGATGATGTCTACATTCAGGCTCGTTACGATGCAACAATGGAAATCATCGCTTCAAGAAACGACAGCGAGAACAGAGCTTTCTCAACCGAGCTTCCACCAATGGAACACAACGATGAGAATGACGCAAGAAAGCGCATGATTGAACGCATGAAAAATCATGGGGAGGAAAAATAACATGAATCTTTATGGTAATCTTTCAGACCAGCCAGCTATGGCAGGATTGCTCTATGGCATGAATCCAAAGACAATCGTAAGCTATCCGGCAGGCGAGACAATTGGTTTCGGCAAGGGTGTGTTCTTTAAGGGTGACAAGAGCGCGGTTGTAGGTGGCAAGTACACCAATCATGCTGTAGTTGACCTTTCAGCTTACACAACAGCAAGCAAGAACATCACGCTTACAATCAATGGTGTTGACATCACAGCTACCACATCAGGTACAGTCGCAACTGATATTGCCGCACTCATCGCAGACATTGCGGCAGACGTTGAGGGCGTTACAGCCACAGCGGGAACTGGAAGTGATTCAGGCAAGCTTCTTCTCGCAACAGACGAGGGTGATGCGCTCACAGTCAAGCTTGTTTATGACGGCTCTGACGTTACATCAAGCAAGGTCACAACTTCCGCTGACGGAACTTATGCAGGCGTTTCAGTCTTCCACCAGAACGCTTTCCTCGATTCAAGAGGTTGCTACGTCAAGACAGAAGCGGTCAACGTTATGGAAAAGGGTTACATCTATGTTGCCCTCGCAAGTGGCGTAACACCTTCAATCGGTGCTACAGCTTATGTCACTACAGCAGGTCTTTTCACAACGGAATCAAGTGGAAACACACAGGTCGGTGTTTTCAAGTCAGAGAAAGTTTCAGGCGTTGACAACGACATCGCCCTGATTGTTCTCGAATAATAAAGGAGATTGGAAATGGCACAGACAAATAATCCTATGCGTCTTGATTCCAATGAATCAGCGTTTTTTAACCGTGAGCTTGCTTACGTAAAGTCAAAGACATACGATGCAAAGCTTGCAGAACTTAAGGGTCTTGCGCTTATCCCTATTTCTATGGAAGCAGGGGCAGGCGTAAACGAGATTGTCTACCGCTCTTTCAGGGGCGTAGGTATCGCAAAAATCATCGCTGACTACGCGAAGGATTTCCCAAGAGTTGACGTTTACGGTGAAGAGAAATCCGTAAAGGTAAAGGGTATCGGTGACAGCTACGGCTACTCTATCACAGAGATTCGCCAGTCACAGAGAGCAGGAAAGAACCTTGACACAAGACGTGCTCTTACAGCAAGACGCGCCCATGACGAGGTTATGAACAAGATGTCTCTCAAATCCGATGCCGTCAACGGAACGAACGGTCTTCTGGACTATCCGGGAATCACAGAGGTAACTCTTGCTTCTGACGGAACTGGTTCAAGCAAAACTTGGGCTTCAAAGACAGCAGACCAGATTGTTCGTGATGTAAACGACATGGTAAATGCCGTAATGGAACCGACACACGCGCGTGAAGTTCCAGACACATTGCTTCTGCCTATCAAGCAGTACAATGACATTGCGACACGCAGAATCGGTGAGGACGGAACGAAGACGCTTCTCAAATATATCCTTGAAAACTCTCCATACATCAAGAAGATTGATTGGCTGTCAGAGCTTAAAGGATTCGGAGCAGGAGCTACAGACCGTGCAATGGTTGGTATCTTTGATACAGACCATATCACGCTTGAAATCCCACAGCCGTTCGAGCAGTTTGAAGCACAGCGTGAGGGCATGGAATACACAATTCCTTGCCATTCGGAGTGCGCAGGAACAATCATCTACTACCCTCTCGCGTTCGCATACGCAGACGGTATTTAAGCCTACGGTTATCTGCCTAGCCCGTAAAAAGGTTAGGCAGATTTTATCATTTGAACAACAAACATAAGGATGGAAATTATGCTGTTAAGATACACACCTAAAGTAGACCATTTGAAGGTCGTTATTCTTACACCAAAAGAAGGTTTGGTGCTTACCAGAGGTCAGGTAAACCTCTTGCCCGGAGTTAATGAGGTTACAAACGATGAATTCAAAGCCATGCGTGGAAACATTCAGGCAGAAATCGATTCGGGCGAAATCAAGATTCTTGCGCAGAAAGTTGGCGATGGACGTGGCAAGCCGGGCGGTCGCAAAGCTCGCGACCTTGCTGAAATGCCAGTCAATATCGCAGTAGCATACGTTCACGAATGTACCAACCCAGATACGCTTCAAAAATGGTACAAAGAAGTGACAAAAGAGGAAGTCCGTATGGCTATCTCTAAAAAAATGAAGGAAATGGAAATTGAGCTTCCGAAGGATGAGATTCCAGAAACACCGAACGCTTCCCCGATGTCCATTGACGAATATGACAAGGAAGAGAACGGAATCGCTGACGAAGATGAAGACGTTGATGATTTCCTTGACGATAAGGACGATGAACCAGAGAATTCTGATTCAGACGACCTTGACGATGACCTCGATGAAGACGAGGACGACCTTTCCCTTAAGACTGTCGCAGAGCTTCGCGCGATGTGCAAGGAAAGGGGAATTGAGACGAAGAACCTTTCAAAAAAGGCTGATTTCGTAAATGCTCTTAAGAGCGATAAGGAGTAACGTGTATGCTGACGGCTGAACAGATTATCCAGACTATCTGCCCGAAATTGGCGGATAGTCCATCCCTATCTCAATTCGTTCAGGTAGCTACGGAAACTCTGGACAGCCGTTTTTTCGGCAAATCCTTTAATCATGCCGTGGCGTATAAAGCCTGTCATTTCTTCGACCTTTACGGAGATTCGGACAGTCTTCTTGCCATAGGTGGAGCCGGTCCGGTACTTTCATACCGTGAGGGTGGAATGGACGTTTCGTTTGCGAGAGGTTACGGTGATAACGAGCTTCAATCAACGAAATACGGACGTATGTTGCTTGCCTTGATAAAGGCACAGCCAAGAATGAACGTGAACAGGAATTGCGCACCGATGATTCCTGTTATCATATAATTTTTAGTTTGGTGAGGTTTCTGAAATGCTGTTTTTTCCAAATGCTACGCTTTATGTTTCGGAACTCACTACCGTAAAGAACGATGAGGGCGCGGAGATAAAAACCTTCGATTATGACAACCCTATCGAAGTATTCAAGGCTGACGTACAGCCTAACGTACAATATAACTTCCTTACGGAAGTAAACTTGAAGCCTTATGGTTTCAATCAGAAAATGGCATACACCAAGAAATGCTACACCCACGCGCATGACGGAAACAGCATGAAAGTCGGAAACAGGGTTAAGGTGGTGTATGACAACGGCAATCCAGATGAGTATTACAACATAGAACCTATCAACTTCTGGAGACGGCACAAGGAATTCCTTCTTCTTCCAGTTGAGAACGAAGAATCCGAAGATGAGGATGATGAGAACGAGGACACTGGAAACGAGGGAATTGAGGATGGAAATGATATAGGAAACGAGGGGGATGGAGAATGACACCAGAGGAATTTGAGAAAAGCCTTGAAAACGTTAATCTTCTCCCAGACATAGAGAAAACTATGAAGGGTATCTGCAAGAAAATACAGTCGGATATCGTTCAGAGCATGGACAACACGCCAAGGTCTAGCAAGCCTTATTGGAGCAGTAGAAGCAAAAAATGGACTTATCCATCTTTGCCTAACAACCCGCCTGCCCCAGATACGGATGAGCTTAAGAACAGCGTGAATTACGAGGTTTTCAAACAGGGTGAGACAGCTGTTGTTGGAAGAATCGGAAGCACCCAGACTGATAAACCTTATGGGGCGTGGCATGAGCTTGGACTTGCCAGGGGTGGTATTCCAAGACCTTGGCTTGCTCCTGCCGTGGAGAACAACCTTGACTTTATTAAGGAAAGTCTTGGCGAGACGGTAAAAACCGTTATGAACAAAAATCTTAGAGGGAAATAGGATATGATAAACGCGAAGAAAATATACAACACGCTTCTCAATGATTCCAGAATCACGGCTTTGGTGAAGCCCAAGAATATTCTCAACGCATATCCAGAGATTATCCAGAATTTTCCGTGCATTGTTTTTCTTGATGAGAAGCAGAAGGACGCAGAATATTCTGACAATATGCCTATGGCTTCCACTTGCACGGTTCAGATACATATATTCTCCAAGAAACTCGCAGGATTCCCAACCACGTCCGAGATAGGAATAAAGGTCGCAGAGGTTATGAACGAAGACTGGTGGAACTGTTCTATGAACGGAGAAACCCCTGATATGATTGATTATATCGACCACAGGGTAATGAGATTCAGCAAATCAATTTTATGTTGATTATATAACTCTATATAGGGGGTATAAAAAATGGCTAATGAAGCACCTAAAATCGGTTTGGATAACGTAGTTATTGCGGAAGTTCTTTCCGATGATGCTAACGGAATCAGTTACGGTAGCGTAATACCGCTTAAAGGCGCGGTAAATGCGACAATCAATCCGAACAGTTCCGTAGCTACGGATTATGCTGACAACGGAGCATTTTTTGCAGTAAATGACCGTGGAAACACGGAGCTTGCTCTTGAAATGATTGACGTTGACCCAGATGTTCTTGCTACGATGCTCGGACAGAAAAAGTCTGGTGGCGTAACGGTTGAGACTTCTCTTGACCAGTCACCTTACTTCGCTTTCGGTTTCCGTGTATGGCTCGCAGGAAAGGACGCTAACGGCAACAACCGTTACGAATACCGTTGGTACGCCAAGGGTAAGTTCTCTGTTCCAGAAGCAGGCGGTTCTACAAAGACAGAATCAATCAGCTTCGGACACCTGAACATGACAGCGCAGTTCGTCCAGACACAGTTCATCCCGAACGGTCAGGATGGTGGCACAATCTGCACAAAAATCCGTACAGACGACCCGAGCGTTCCAAGCGCGACAATCAGCAATTGGTTCAACGCTCCTGTCACATCAACGGCAGTTGACACGACAGCTCTTACGGTTACAGCCGCTCTTTCCAACGGCAATGTCGTATTCACTGGTAGCAAGGCATCTGGAGCGAGCTTCACGTTCGCACAGGGTACTGCAAAAGTTGGTGATACAATTCTTGTCACGGACGCAAGCGGAGAAGCAGTCAAGGGTACACTTGCTTTCAGTGCGGCAAGCACGACACCTACGATTACTTTCACACCGTTGGCAGAAGAGGAACCGCCTGCTACTGTCGCAATCACGAATGGCTTGAAAGATTCGTTCGGAGTTGGCGCGACACCAATGACAAGCGATTTGTCCTAGGTTATCGGATTTCACGCCTTAAGGTTCGCCTTGGGGCGTGAATATTACAAGTTTTTATATTATTTAGGGGATGGACTAAAAATGGCAGAAACGAAACATAAGGAACTTGACAAAGTTCAACCGAGCGAGTTTTATCTTGAAATACTCGGAAAGAAAAGACAGATTAAATTCGGCAACCTTGCGTTGGCAAAGATTGAGAGAAAATATGGGAGCATAAGCAATCTGGATGAGTTGCAGAAAGATTTTTCAGAGCATCCCATGACAACGCTTCCTTGGATTCTTCGCATTACGATGAAAGACCAAGAGGGTATAGGGGAAGAAGATGATGAAATTCTGGATGCCCTTGATGAGAGCAACATTTCTACCTCAAAGGTGTTCGGTGTTCTCATGGAAGCGATGAAATCATCGTTCGCAGAATTAGGCGATGAAAAAAAAACAATTCCGACAGTGAAAAAGAAATAAAGATACCTTGGACTTACCTTCTGACCGAAAGCGTTGTCAGTCTTGGTAAGTCCGAGGAATGGTTCTGGGATTCCGAACTTAGGATAGTTTGGAATCTTATACAGGAAAATAAAAATATAGAGAAAGAAAAAATGAAAGCGCAGGCGATGTACATAGCTTATTCCGTGTGGGGTAAGGACTTGGATTCGCTTGACCCGAAAAAAGAGGAAAATTATAACAGACCGATGCCCGGACGGGATGTGCCTGTTGACGATGAATTATTAAGGAGATTGTGACATGGCTAATTATTCGATTTCCTATGACATAAACGCAGACGCTTCTGGTTTTCAAAGAACATTAAGCGAACTCTCATCAAGAATGAAAGATTTTTTCTCTTCCATTAAAAGTGGTTTCAACAATTTTACGGACGGTCTTTCTTCTGCTTCAAAAGGAATCAAGGAAATCGGCAAAAACGGCTCGTCTTCGCTTAAGGGCTTGGAGAGCGGAATAAGCGAAGTGTCATATATGTTTGACGCATCCCTCGGTGTGAGCGTGGCTAAAGTCATAGGTCTTTTACAGCAACTTGGCGATGAATTCGACAATCTTAGGGCTGAAATGGTCAAAATCGCAGGAAGCGATGAGATAGATTCCCTTGAAAGCAGTCTTAAGAACGTCCTTGGGTCTGGTGTGGAACAGGGAGCAGATACGATTGCCAAAACTTTGGCTGTTGTGAACAAAAGCTTTGATGTCACGGGCGACACCCTTGAAACGCTGTCCAAGAAATTCGCAGAGTTTGCCCATGTTACGGGCGCAGATATACCTGATTCAGTCGAGAAAGTTTCGGAAGCGATAAAGAAATGGGGCTTAAGTACCAATGATACGTCCAGAACTCTGGAAAAGCTTACTTATGCTTCGCAGAACAGCAACGCTACTATTCAGGAACTTCTCACGGGAATTACCAATGGTCAGGCTATACTCTCGCAGTTTGGAATGAGCATGAGCGAGAGCATTGCGTTCCTCGCCAAGCTTTCAGACAACGGTATTAAAGTAAATACTACTCTTTGGGGTATGAGACAGGCACTTTCCGAGTTCTCAAAGAGCGGAATAAATGCGAGCGAGGGATTGAGACAGGTCACGGAGCAGATTCAAAATGCTACCACGCAGACGGAAGCCCTCAACATAGCAGTTGACGTTTTCGGAACTAAGGCAGGGGCAGAGCTTGTCCAAGTCCTTAAGAAAGGAAATACAGAGATAGACGCTTTCACCAAGGAACTTATCAATGTTGAGGATGCCATAAAAAAAGACGAAACGGAAATGGAAACTCTTTCCGTTATGACAAACAAAATGGTGAATTCCCTCAAATCCACATTCAGTTCTCTTGGTCAGACAGTCAATTCCATAGTGAAAGTTATGGTTCAAAGCCTTATGAATGTTGTAGAAGCTCTTTCAATTCTCACCCCATTGTTTGACGCTCTAAGAATAGTGATAGAGATTATCCTTTTCCCGATAAGAAAACTTATGGACGGTTTGAAAGAAGTCATAAGTTGGGTAAAAGATTTTACTTTTGCGCAGAATGAGAACGCTAATGCTACGGAACAGGCGAGCAGAGCTTATGAGAATGAGCAGAGGGTTCTGGAAAATCTTAGAACTACCGTTAAAACCATGACGCAGGAAGCCAGAGAAGCCCGAATAGAATGGCTTAAGAATAGAATGGCTTCTGTTCAGAACATGATTGATGATATTCAGGCACAGATTGATGAACAAAAGGAACTGTATAATAAATATAATCAAATGACGGACATTTCTCTCGGTATTCCCGATTGGGAAACCTTGTCAAGTGAGGAATATGTAAACGCGGGTAAAGGTTTATTGGAAGCTGAAAAGAATGTGAAATCTTTGGAAGCTGAACTCGCTCGTCTTTCTGAAATTTATACTTCTCTTAGTGGTGAAATGGAAGTTTATGCCGAAGTTACGAAAGAGACTTCCGAAGCAAACTCCAACGCAGTCGCAGATTTTGTGAAATCCCTTGGAAATGTTTATTCCAATTGGGAAGAAAAGCTTCTAAGACAGCGTATTCAGACCATTCAGGACGAGAAAAATGCCGAAGTAACACGCTTACAGAATCTTAACGCCACGGAAGAAGAAATACTTAACGTAAGAAAAGATTATGACAAAGATATAAAACAAGCGAACCTTGAGCTTATTAATTTCCTCAATGAGCAGAGCAAGAAAGAATTCATCGAAAAAATAGCCAATGCTGAAAAAATAAGCTATGCCGAAGCTGAAATATTGGCTAATGATGAAACGAACCATAAAGATTATTACAAGGTTCTCCAACAGATTGACAAATATTATGAACAGGAGCGCATAAATAACGCCAAAGATACAGAATATAAGATAAAATCCATAAAGGAAACCGTAGTCACCGAATATCAGAAGAAAATCATTCAACAGGAGATTGACCATCAGAAACAGCTCATGCAGAACGCTGTCACACAAGCTGAAAATGAGGGCAAGACAGCAGAGGAAGTGACAGAAATAAAGAAAGGTTATCTCCAGACGATAATTGACAAAACCAAGGAGTTATATGAGCTTCAACGTCAGGAAGCTTTGCAGGGTATTACGGACGCAGAGGAAATAGCCAGAATCAATGAGTATTGGGACAATGAGATTGCTTATCTCTCCATAGAGAATATAGAGAAGATAAGCGGTGCTTTGAAGAATATGAAATCCCTGAATTATTCCTGGGATATAAGGCTTCTTGAACTCGACAAAGAAGCCGCTAAAGATGGTAAAAAGAAAGTCGAAATCGAAAAGCAGATACTTGAAAAGCAGAGAGATATGGCTCTCGCAACGGCAGACGAAGCCGACAAAGACAAGATTATCGAGTATTACAATAGACGTATAGCCAACCTTTTGGCAGACGAAGCCGCTTCCGAGGGTGAGATTGTCGAAAAGCAGAAAATACGTATCGACAATCTTAAAGTTCACTCCAGTTGGTCAGAAAAACTTATGGAGCAGGAGAAAAGCAGAATCGAGAAGCAGATTGAGAACGATGTCAAGGAAGCTGAAATCGCAGGAAAATCAGCAGAGGAAATAGCTTCCATAAGGGAAAAAGGCTACCGTGATTTGGAAAAAAAGGAGCTTAAGCTTCTCAAATTACAGGAAGATTCAGCCAAGGAACGCGCCAAAAATCCTGTGGAGCTGTTGCAGATAGAGCAATGGTACGAGAATGAGAGGTTTGCCCTTGCAGAAGAGACGGAAAGGAAAATAGCCGAACTTCGTTCAGGAAAGAAAGACACGGGCGACAAAGCAGAGGGTGTTAACGCGCGTCTTAAAGCCGTGGAAGAGATATCTTCTATGGAACTTCAATGGGAAGAGAAAATTCAATCCCAAAAAATATCCAACCTTGAATATACTAAGGGTGTTATGCTTTCCATAGCCAAGGAAGAGGGTTGGACTAACGAGCAGATTTATAAGAATCAGGCTTGGTACATAGACGAGATAACAAGGCTTAAAAGAAAGCAGTTGCAGAAAGAGAAGGATGATGCGATAGCCAACGCCTATACCATAAAGGAGAACGCGCTTAAAACGGAAGGTCTTACCGCAGAAGAAAAGAAGAAAATAGAAGACGATTATAACGACACCGTTCTCCAAATGCGCAAGTATTATCTCGAAGAAGATGAGAAGCTCCAGATGCAGGCGTTGCAGGATAAGAATTCCCTTCGTGACGAGAATTTGAAGGAAGAGGAATCTTTCTGGAACAAAGTTGTGGCTTATGTGTCAGATTCCATGTCGGAAATCGCAGGGTTCATATCGCAGACTTTTGGAAACAACGGAATCGTCAGCGGTATGTTGGATGTTTTCGAGAGCGTAAAGGATATGGCTTCTGGTGCGTTCGCGATGCTCAAAGACATAGGAAAAAGCCTTTATGAAGGATTTAAAACGTTTTTCCCCGAAGCTAACGAAGCTTTACAGGGGATAATGGGCAAGATAGGGAATGAGGTACGAGATTTCTTCTCCAATATGCCGGACTGGTTGAAAGACGCAGGAAAACAGCTTGTGAAGGCTTTTTCCGCGATAGGCGGTCATTTGGTTAATGTTGCCAAAGCAACCGTAAAAATGATAACCGCTGTATTTCAGGTCATGGGCGGAGCTTTGGAGCTTTACAAGAAAGCTTGGGAAGGATTCGTCAAGGTGCTTGACTTTGACCCTGACGAAGCACTCATAGGACTGCTTGAATTCGAGGATAAGGTTCTAACTTTCTTCATGTTCACGCTTCCACAGCTTCCGTCTTATTTCGCTTCTGCCTTGGAGAGCATTGACATTCTGTTCGACACACTTTTTGATACGGTTGACTTTGATACGCTGTTTGATTCCTTGGGCAAAGCTTTCTCAACGGCTTTGAAAACGCTTCCTAAGATAATAAATAAAGCCACGCCGAGCGTAATCAAAGCTCTCAAAGCCATCGCAGGCACTTTCATACAGATTATGCCCGATTTGCTTAAAGCGGGAAGCGAGCTTATCAACGCTCTGTTCGTGGAGCTTCCGAAGTTCATAAGTCAGGAGCTTCCGAATTTTATTGAAAGCATAAGTAATTTCATACCTCAACTGTTCTCGGCAGGAAGTCAGCTTGTAATCAATATAGCCAACGCGTTGCCCGGACTTTTGGATGGCATACTGAAAGCGTTCATATCAATTTTAAGCAACCCGACACAGATAGGTGAGCTGATAAATGCGCTGACGGATGCCATAGTTGCGCTTATGAAGACTGTGCTTACAAATCTGCCTGCCCTTATCTCTGGGCTGACTGATTTGATTACGGAAATCTTAAAGGCTATTCCAGACATCATCATAGGACTTCTGACAGACCCAGAGGTATGGAAATCAGTGGCTAAGTCGTTCATCAACATTCTTCTGGCTCCTATAAATATGGCTATCGGACTGTTGAACATGATTCCGTTCGTAAACATTCCTAAAATTGACGCTTCCAATTGGTTCGCAGACGGAACAAATGCCGCCCCTAAAGGTTTGGCAGTCGTAGGCGAAGCCGGACCGGAGCTTGTTAGGTTCAACGGTGGCGAGCAGGTCATAAACAACAGGAATACGCAGAAACTTTTGTCTGATACTGGAAAATCGGGCAACAACTGGAATATCACGTTCAACAACCTTCAAGATACAACGGCTTACGCCATGATGAGACAGTTGAAGCAGTACCAGAGGGAGATGGCAATAAATTCAGTGATTTAGGGAGAAAGGTTTCGACAAGATTAATTGATATTGTGTTATAATATATACAGAACATTTTTATAAAGAGAGGTGTATATGAAAAGGTTTTGTTATGTTATAATCATGCTGTCGGTTCTTTTCACGGCTTGTAAGGAGAAAAAAGATATGCAGAAACTTATTTGGACAAATGCAAACGGTGATTCAGTAGACTTGACATCAGGCAATTTCGGAATAACAGAATGGAGCGGATTTTCGGGAACTGAATTGAACATACAAAGTCAGCAAGTACCGTTTCATGACGGCTCTGTGTATCTTGACGGACTTCTTTCAGAACGCGAGTTGAGCGTTACCCTTGCAATGGACGCAAAGAATGATTTGGAAAAAAGATACAGATTAAGACGTGAACTTATTGAGATTTTGAATCCTAAGCTTGGCGAGGGTTATCTTATTTACCGTAACGATTACACGGCGAAACGGATAAAATGCGTTCCACAGATTCCTCTTTTCGACAACTGCAACAGCAACGATTCAGGAACACCGAAAGCAAGCCTTGCGTGGACGGCTTGCGACCCATACTGGGAAGATTTGGAAGAAACAATCATAGATTTATCAAACGGTGTTAGAACAGCAGTTCTTAATAACGGAGATGTACCTATCAAAATAAAGCTTGATGTGTTTTCCAGTTATTGCGGAAATCCAGAGGTTATTAATTTCACAAACAACAAAAAAATAAAACTTAATGAATATTTGCGGAGTTCTTTTTCAATAAACACAGATTTCGGTAAAAAAGATGTACTGAAAGAAAATATAAACATCGTTACGAAAAAAATCGGTTTACATATTTACTCGATAGCTTATTCAGAGACGTTAAATAAATACGTTGCTGTCGGAGAAACAGGTTTGATTCTTGTCAGTTCAGACGGTGTTAACTGGGATTATAGAGGAAATCAGGTTCATGCAGAAACTCTTTATGAAGTTTGTTATATTGACGGCTTCGGATTTATTGCTGTAGGCAGTTTTTGCTGTATCGCTACAAGCCCGACAGGCGAAAATTGGACTTACACCAACTTACAAAACAGACAAGGGGATTTCTTGTCAATTACATACAGAAAAGGAGATGTTTATAACACCTATATTGCAGTAGGATTAAATGCAGATTCCAGTTCATTGGTGTACAGGTCTGTTGACGGAATTAACTGGATTAAAATCACTGTTCCTACAGGAGACGGACTTTATTCTGTAGCATATTCTGAATCGTTAAATGTGTTTGTTGCCGTAGGACAGTCTGGAACTATTATGACAAGTGCTGATGACGGCACTAGTTGGATTAGTAGAACATCGGGTGTTGAAACGAGATTAAGGTATGTTTTTTATTCGACTAGTTTGGGTAAATTTATCATCAGCTTGAATTACAATTATCTGCTTACAAGTTCGGACGCAGTAAATTGGGAAAGTGTCAGCACCAACGAAACAATACTTAGAATGTGTGAATACCGAAACTCTTTGTTTTTAGGTTTTAATGGTGGTTCAAATGTTTTAATTTCTTCCAACTTGACAGATTGGGAAGAAGTGGGGGCGTATGAATATGTGACAAGTAATTTTGGAGATATTAAATTTTTCCCACAAACCGGTTTCGTTTATATCGTTTCGGAAAATGGAATAATATCCAGAAGCAACAACGGAACAAACTGGAATATTTTATCTGGTTGGGGTTATCCAATTTCAAGAATTGATTTCAAAGGTGTAAAAAAATTCAACGGTAAAATATTCTGTTACGGAAGTTATTCTACAGGTTCAATGCAATCACCTTTATCCAATGGTCTTGCTGTATTTTCAGAACAGACTGGTAATTGGGAGGGTTATTCTACAGGTTTGCTTGGCGTTATCAAAGACATGGAATATATCGAATCGCTTAACCGTTATATTTTTGTCGGTGATTGTATGGAAGGTACTTATAACCCTAACAGTTTAACATATTGTGATAATGATGATTTTTGGCACGGACAGCGCACGTCAATAACTGCTTCTTTGGAATCAATCGCCTTTTCAAAAAACCTTAATTTGTTTGTGACTGTAGGAGAATCAGGAACAATCTTAACCAGTTCTAACGGAGCAGATTGGACAAGTCGTACATCGGGAACAACAAACAACTTGAAAAAAATTATTTGGATTGAAGATTTATCTCTGTTTGTAGTTGTTGGTGATTCAGGAACGATTCTTACCAGTTCTGACGGAGTGAATTGGATTGTTTGTGAAACTGGTTATACGAATAATATCGACAGCGTAGCCTATTCTAAGGATATGTCTCAAATTGTTGCTATAAGCGGAGCATACGCCAAGGTTATTTTAAGTTTTACTGGCGAAAATTGGTCTGTAAGAGAATTTCAAGGAACTGGCGGAAATCTTTGCAAAAATTTGTATTTTGTTGATGATTTAGGTTTGTTTATTTATGTAGGATATAATCGTATGTTAATAAGCTCCGATGCAATCAATTGGAATCCGCATATAACATTAAAATCAGATAGTGTTTATTATGACGAAAGTAAAGATGTGTTATATACTGTTGGTGCTAACGGTGTATTTTTAAATGTTCACTTTGATTTTTCTGAATCTCTTATTAATCTGCTATCTTCTGATTCTGATATGACTTTTGAACTTGATAAAGGTGAAAATGAATTGGTCTTAAGCTGTGAAAGAGGTTCTGTATTCGGTAAATTACGTTTCCGTCAGAAATATATAGGAGTTTAACCCATGAGCTACAAACAGAAACCACAGCTTAAACTTTACAAATACGAAAACAACGCCTTTGCCCTACAGGCGATAATTGATGATTATCAGGAAGCTTCTTGGGAAAACAATCTGTATGAAGCAGGAACGTTCACTGTCACGATTAATTACAACATTCCAAACGCTTCAAAGTTCGACAAGGGATTATTCATCAACTTCGGGGATTCCTACGAGTTCGGGGAAATCCTCACAATCGCAGACGCAATCGGTTCAGACGGAAAAGGCTCACAGATTCGCACTATTACAGGAAAAGACGCAAGGTATATCCTGAAAAGACGTGTCATTAAGAACATGAACGACAACGGCAAATGGAGCATGACAGCGAAAGGCGAAATCTGTTTGCGGAATCTCATAAACGACCAGTGCGGAACAAATGCGGAAACGAAAAGACAGCTTCCCATTGTCAATACGATTCCTACTACTGAAAACGCAATTGGAAATATTTATTCTGTTTCGGAAAGTTTTACGAATCTCTATGAAGTCTGCAAGACAATCGCTACGCAGTCTGAAATCGGTTGGAGAATCGAGTTTGACGGAACTAATCTAAACCTTGCCTGTTTCAACGGAACGGACAGAAGCGCAAGCGTTCAATTCTCAACTTCTTACGATTCACTTTCACAGGGCAATTTTGAAGATTCTCTGGAAAGTTTCGCAAACAGTATTTATGTAGGCGGTAAAGGGCAGAACGACAACAGGGATATTTACGAGGGCGAAGTCACAGGAACACCGTCAGGCTTGGACAGGTTTGAGGCTTGGGATAATCAGTCATCAATGACAACAGAAAGCGAATATCAGGCAGAAGCACTTTCAATGCTCGCGCAGTACGGACAGACCGTTGAGTTGTCAGGGCAAGGTTTGGCTAAATGTCCTTATGTGTACGAGGAACAGTATTTTGTGGGCGACAAGATAACAGTAGCTTTCAGCGGTAAATCAGCCGTTGTTCAGGTTCTTTCAGTAACGGAGCATTGGAGCTGGAACAACTACGACATTCAGTTCAGCTTCGGCAAACCGCAGAACAACCTTGCAGACCAGTTGCAGATTATGCTACGGAAAATACAGAGTGCAAGCGAGAAATCAAAGTCTAAGGATTCTATACGTTGGTACACGATTCCGACAGATACGGAAATGCCGAAAGCCGATGTCACTTATGACACGATAGGATTCATGGGAACTTGCGCAAGCGGTGGAAGCACGTTCAAGCTTTATCTTGATGATGAGGGAACAGGGGCAAAAACCTATCACGTTTACCTCAAACAGCTTGGGGGCGGAAACCTAACGCTCACCACAGGGAAATCAGGGGCAAGCAACCTTGTTCTTAATTCAGGAACTTATGTGGCAATCATTTATGTTGACGAACAGGGCAACATCAGGTATCAGACCGCAACGCCTGTCGCTTCGGTCACTTCGGGAAGCACACAGCCAGTGACAAGCGGAGCTGTCGCAAGTGCTTTGTTGAATATGACTGGTGAGGTAATTACAAAACAAGCCACAGTAGATTTACCAAGCGAACAATATGTATTCAATATTGCGCCTACAACATTGACCAAAGGAAAGTGGCTTATATTTGCTCATGGTGAATCCAACATCGGTCTTTCTTCAGAGTATGGTTTTGGAATAAGTAATGTCACTTATGGTGGTAATTTTGTCAGAGATTATGGAGGTTCTGGTGGTGGTTGTTTCTGTATAGGTATGTACATCGGTTCAACAAGCACAACTATATCCATCAATTCTTATGGTTTTCCTGGAACAGACAAACTTCGTGTAAGTATTTTTGCAGTAAAAATAGGTGATGTATAAAATTAAATAGTCCTTATCCGTGCATATCCACCAGCATTATCGCGCTTATAAATACAGATATTACCATTGTAGCAGTTGAACTCAATTATAGTCTGCTCGTTTATCAAACCGAAAAGATACAGATAATGATAACCGCCTGAATAATTTATCATTTTTAATCCACTACTTTTAGGAATCAATGCGCTTACGGCACTTAATCTGTCAGAATCAGATTTCGAATAACGTGTTTCTTCTTCACCATACCAATATAGACGGTTTGACAAATCTTGGTTTATTGTCGTGACAGCACTTGCGACCGCCCCGCTCGTCACTGGTTGTAAATTTCATCAGGTTCTATTCCTAACGCTTCCCTTTTGGAGTAAAAACAGTCACAGCAAAGATAATACGTTCTTTTGCTTGATACTGTTTTGGAAGGGTTATTGTACATTTCCATTACATTCACAGCAAAATACCTGTTCCCACCTTGTATCTGCTTATTGCAGTTGTCACAAGTGTAAATAATACTTTTCATTTATTCACTCTCCTTCAAGAACCGCTTTGCTTTATTTATAGAT